TTTTTTTTTTTTTTTTTTTTTAAGGGGGCTTTTTTTTCCCCCCCCCCCCCCTCTAGTAGTTTAGGATGGGAGAATAGATGGGTAGATGCTATGGCTGATGATAGGAGGATGGTTATAGCATTGTTAGTAAAATATCTAAGGGGAGGTATGTTATGAGAAGACGTGTAATGATAGGCCCCAAAAGCTTGGATGTATTGTATACATACACTTATAATAGTAATAATTACCATACATTTGTAGCTCCAAAGTCGGCGTATTATTATGTTGAGTGCTGGGGTGGTCAAGGTAATTATGGTTACAATGATAGCGAAGATAGGTTTACCAGATCTAATGACCCTGGGTATGGTGGATATGTGGCTGGATTTATCAAGTTAGTTGGTGGTGATATCATTTATGTGTATTGTGGAAATGGTGGACTTAAGCAGACGAGTAATGTTGTAAAATATAATTATAATGGAGGAGGTTCAGGGCATTCAATGACTAATGAGAGCGCTGGAAGGTATATCTATGAGGGAGCCGGGGGCGGAGCTACAGATTTGAGGTTGTCCAACAATAGCGATCCTCTAAACGTAGATTCTTTAAAGACCCGTATTATGGTAGCCGGGGGAGGCGGTGGAGGATGTGAGTATTATTTTATTGGGCATGGAGGATCAGCGGGAGGGTTGAAGGCGTATCTGGGGGGCTATGCCAAGGGAACTCCTGCATCCCAAGTAGCGGGAGGATCTAACTCCGACAATAATTTAACTAACGGAAATAGAGGTCTATTAGGAGTGGGAGGAGGATGTGGCTTTGATGGCGTTTCGTATTCCTCTGGTGGAGGAGGAGGCTTTTATGGAGGACCAAGCGGCGGGATATCGTCGAACGCTATTCAAGCTGGTGGTGGAGGGTCCTCGTATATATCCGGTCATCCGGGATGCGTGAAATATGATAAATATGTATTTACTAACACTAAGATGATAGATGGGAACGGGTTCGTATGGACAGATGTGAAAGGGGAATTAGAAAAAATGCCTAATCCTTTGGGTGGATTATATGATTTAGGAAAGGGACATATAGGCTCTGGATATTGTCGTATATCTATATTCCAATAAATATTTATATATCTAGGTAATTATATACAACTTTACATCATAAATGTACCGAATTATTTTTATATATAAATAATAATCTATATATTTGTGCCATGAGATTGGTCGAACAACATATAATCAAACAAAGCTCGATATATTACAATGAGCTTCAAGATCTGTTGCATAAGTGTAAAAACTTATACAACAAAGGATTATATGTTGTTCGTCAATATTATTTCCAGTATAAGGATGATAATACCGTTAAATACAAATACCTCAACTACTATTCTCTTGAAAAGAAGCTAAGAACAGAAGATGATGCAGACTATAGAGCATTACCAGCACCAGTAGCCCAACAGGTGCTTATGATGGTCGACCAGAATTTCAAGTCCTTCTTCAATCTTCTTAATAAGAAGGGTAGAGGTGAGTATTCCGAGAAAGTAAGAATACCTAAGTATCTTGATAAAGATGGGATGTTTATGGCTGTTTTTCCGACAACGGCTTTTTCTCAGAAATGGATAAAACAGGGTATTGTTAAGTTACCGAAACAATTCTCTTTTACTACAAGAACCAACAAACATGATGTCCAACAACTTAGATTTATACCTAAAAACGGATATATTATGCTTGAGATTGTGTATAATAAGAAAGAGAAAGATCTTATGTATGATAACGGTAATTACCTTGGTATTGATCTTGGACTTAATAATCTTGCGTCTTGTGTATCAAATACCGGTTCTTGCTTTATCATCAATGGTAGACCTTTGAAGTCCATCAACCAGTATTATAATAAAAGATTAGCATATTTAAAATCAAGATTAAAAGGCAATAAACAAATATCAAAGCGAATAAGGTCGTTAACCAACAAAAGGAATAACAAGATCAAGGATTATCTGCATAAAGCCAGTAGGGTATTGATTAATCACGTAGTCTCCAATGGCATTAATACGATCGTAATCGGTCATAACAGATGCTGGAAACAAGAAATCAATATCGGAAAACGAAACAACCAGAACTTTGTATCTATTCCTTTTAATATGTTTATCTCAATGATATCATATAAAGCTACACTTGAGGGTATTAATGTTAAGATCGTTGAGGAATCCTATACCTCGAAATGTAGCTTCTTGGATAACGAGAAGATTTGCAAGCATGAGGAATATGCCGGAAGACGTATCAAACGAGGATTATTCAAAACATCTTCCGGTAGTATTATTAACGCTGATATCAACGCTGCATTTAACATCATAAGAAAATCGGCAAAAGAAGCCTTTGATGTAAGTACCTTACCAGAAGGTAGAGGGTTTTGGTGGAACCCGATACGAATTTCCGTATAGATATATCCCATTTTACGATTTTAGTGTAAAATGGGATATAATCACCTTTGCTATGTTATTGACGCCGTTCGCTTTGATGGCGCAAGAGGTAATCCCATCAGAAGGGACTATCACCATTGATCTAACTACCTTTACCGGCATCATGGCTTTTGTCACGATGTCAGCTACCCAACTAGCCAAGGTAGTGCCGTATATTGACACCCATAAGTGGGCTAAAGTCCTATCCGCCGTAGTCATAGGTATGCTGGTTTGTATATTAGCGTGGCTACTAAAGGTGTCTCCATTGCTTATAGGGAGTGAATGGTGGGAGGCTCTATTATATGGAGTGGCTGTAGGTCTCAGTTCTGCCGGTTTCTATGATTTGGTTAAGGCTATAGGATCATTATTCATAAAAAGAATTTAATTCTGTACATAATAATAGCATTTGCTGAGAGACTCATCGTTGTGAAATGATGAGTCTCTGTTTTTTTAAATTATCTTTGTGTCAGAACGAAATTAATTAGACATGAGCAAATACGTAATCAAGAGGAAGATACCTAAATATCAAGAGGCCGGGGAAGTCGGGTCGTATATGCTTGGTAATATGGACGGTATACAAGGGTTAGGTATAGAACCTTTGGTGAATACCAACCAAGGATTACCCGCGCCGGTCAATCCGCTAGGGATATATTCTTTGGATACTCCAGATCAGTTGAGGACTAAATACGCTAATGCTTTTGATCAGGATAATGTGTTTCCGGCTAGCTTCAAGGGTAGTTTACAGCGTATAGCTGAGAATTATCAGGACAATGGTATTACGCTTAATAACATAACTGTTAACGATGTTGATAAGTCTAAGACCGGTTCAGGCGAGACGGATGTTTTTGATTTTACCACCATCCCCTACTATGGCGCTGATGATATAGGGTCTAGATTTACTCAGATGGGTCGTGGTATAGGGCGTATGAGAAGCGAGGGATATGGTGATTTATCCACTGGGGCTAAAACAGCTAATACGATAACCACCATAGCCTCAGGAATTAGTGGTATCATGGGGTTGGCTCGTAACGTGGTTTCTGGGATAGCGTCAGAGAAAGGTACTCGTACCAATATCAGGTTAGCTCAGGAGCGTGAGGCCAGACAAAGAAGGCAATCCCAGATGCAGTACAAGGATGGTGGGGGTGTTTATCTAGGACCTAATAATAGGTTCGATAGCGGAAGCCTTACCGGTGAGTACCTGTATCCGTTACCTAAGTCGATGGAAGATCAAGCCAACGTAGAGGTCGAGAAGGGTGAGTACGTGACGCAGCCCGGAGAGGCGCCGATGGAGGCTATGGGGCAGAAGCACGCCGATGGTGGAACCCCCGTTTCCTTGGAGCAGGGAACGAAGGTTATTACCGACGACACAACCATAGAGCCGGATTTCGCTAAATACATCAGAGATACGTATGGGATCAAAGCCACGCCTAAGGATACGTATGCTACGTTAATGGACAGGTATAAGGCTAAGATCGGTCTTAAATCAGCTTACGATGACCAGAAAAAGGCATTGGAGAAGCTGGAGAAAAATAATAAGATAGACGATGAGAATACAAGGCGTTTGAACGCCTCCGTATTATCCAAGGCTATAAATGATAGCAACGATATCGTTAATGGATTAGAGGGAAGATTTACGGACTTCGCTAACGTCATATACAAGGAGCAGGAAGACCGGAAGATGAAGAAGGATGAGGATACGTATTTCGCCAAGGGTGGTGAGATAGATAACATCATATCCAGATCTATGAAAGAATACGGTCTTACGGAGGAGGATATAGCTGAGGCTAAGAAAGAGCTGCTTAAGAAAGTGGCTGGTATTCGCCAGAAGATGGAGATAGGAGGCACGTCTTTGTTCGGTCGTAAATTAACTTTCCGCCCGATTGAGAATAGGTTCAACAATGATCCTAACTATTTCGGTTATCAACGCCAAGGAACTGATGGCTCTTATGGAGGTATTAATACGGATGAGAGGTTGAATTATTATAAGACATTCAATCCGGTCGCTTACGATGCTTATATGGGAGCTTCAGAGGGCGCTAGGGCTAGGGCATTGCAAGACGCTATCTACGGTCAGACAAGTAGCTGGATGGGCTTGGCTACGGCGGAGAACCCGATCATCGCCAACGCCGAGGCGCTTCGGGATTACACGACGCTCGTTTCTTTTGGCGGTGAGGATAGTCAAGGTAATTACCCGGAAGACAAGAAAGCCGCATATCATGATAGGATGAGAGACAATAAATTAGGTTTGTTTACCACATCTCGCCCTATGATCGGTCTAGACGTTGTTACAGAGGAACAGCATAAGGCTCTTAACGATGCTGGTATCACCCATTTTAGTCAACTGTTTTCTGACAAGAACAAGGATGTCGTTAATAAGATACTTGGCGAGGATATGCTTAAGATGCAGGCATTGAGATCCATGAAAGGAATGGAAGGTCTTGATTTTATACTTGATCCTCATAAGGTGGCTCCCGGTCCTATGGATATAGGTGATGTGGAGGAACCTAATATTAAGCTGGAAATGCCTGAGCTGATTGATCCTAATACACTCCCTAAGACCAATACAAATGCCGGTACTAACACCGGTAAGACTAATAATGGTAACGGGAACAGGAATATAGTGGGTGGTGGCCTTGACTTCCCTGAGGTGTTCAGGATGACCCCGGGAGCCGTGACAACGGAAGGTCTGGAAAGACATTACGCTCCTACCGTGGATCCAGTGTTGAGATCGGCTGATCAGTATATGGTTGAGGCTAATCGTGCTTTCCAATCGCAATTGGATCAGATGGGTAATGTTCCGGATTCCCAGAGAGGGGCTTTGTCGTCCAACTTACAGGCTATCATGAGTTCCAATATAGGTAGATACATTAATGAAGTAGAACAAGGGAACGTGGCTCAAAGGACTTGGGCTGATAATGTAAACGCCCGGACTTGGACTGATACGTATAATAAGAATATAGCTCAACGTCAAGCTTACCAGCAACGTATATTGCAGGGATTGGCTATAAATGACGAGAACTGGGCTAGGTATTTCGATAGCGTAAATGACGAGATCCAGCAGAAGTGGAATACGGCTACGACCATGAATACATTAAGGTCTATATTCGGGGATGTAAAGATTGGTCCTAATGGACAATTAATCGCTGATCCTCAGGGAGATATATTGAGTTATAGGAGATTATATCCTGCTCAGGAAGTAACTAAAGGCAAGAAAGGATAAAGGATGGCTTCACAATATAGTATATTAAGGAATTACGGCAAGTACGTATCACCCTACAACATGGATGTCATGATGCAGGGGATGGGGTACATGCAGCAGAAGATAGATACCAATCGGCAGGCTATAAACGAGTATGCTGATTATATTATCAATTCTGACATTATAAAACCTCAGGATAGGGAATATCTTCAGAATAGGTTAAATGGGTTGATACAGGACGTGAATAACGTGTATCGTAAATCTAATTTGGCTTCTGACGGTATAGCCAGAAGTATACAGGCTCGTCTTGGAGAAGCTCTGGATACCCGTGTGTTGAACGCTATTGCCGGCACTAGGGAATATAGATCTTTCTCGCAGAAGATCGAGGATATGAAACTCAATAATCCAAAGCAATATAGCGCTATAAATGAGGCTGTCGCTTTGTTGCCATTTTATGAATGGGTTAATGATGGTCAGGTTGGTACAAGGATGAACCCTATTCATTATACTCCTTATACGGATTATAATGAGGAAATGAATAAGATGATGAAAGATTTCGTTAGTCTTAATAAAGGAAAGAAGTTTTCTGTTCCTGAAATAGTGGATGGTAAACCTACCGGGAGGATGAGGGATATTACTGTTGATGAGATGAGCCAATCTCAAATTAGATCAATAGCGGCTAGATCTATATCTCAGAATGCTAAAGCTCAGATGCAGATAGAGGGACAGTATTTAGCCATGACCAATCCTGGCATGTTTAGTGGTATGACTACTGAACAGTTTGTTAATAAATATGTTTCTGGGTTTGACGCTGAAGAGAGCGTTCTTTTAGCCAAGCTCAAAGGGGCGGAGGCCAGCCCTTCCGCTAAGGCGGCTATCGAGGCTTCGTTGCAGGAGGTTCGGGAGCAGCGCCGTGCGTTAGTGGAGGAAGCTACATCCTTTATTGGCAACAACATGAATCCCGCTAGGGCAGGGGAGTTTATTGTCCGTAACGAGTTTCTTGATGGTGTATCTGCTAGATGGTCATACAATAATTCATCAGAAAGTTATAGTGCGGATGATTATTATTTTAAAGTAAGAGATCTTGATTTCAAGGAGCGGGAGTTCTCATGGAGACAAAAATCCAAGGAAATAGATCAGAATCTTAAGCTTAGGGAGATAATGACTAAAGAAGGTGGTAACAGTCCCGGCGCTTCTTCAGGTGTTATGATTGAGCTAGAAAAAGTTCAGCCTAATGTCACTCCTGAAAATATATTTGACAATCAGTATATTCAGAATGAAAACAATATATCAATAGGAGAGAAGGATTTAATATCGTCTTTAAACCCTGTTGATTTACGAGGTATAGAGAACGATATACAAAACAATCCCTCTATATATCCAGGTGGTGTTAATAGTGAGAATATTATGGCATGGATTACCAATAACGGTGGCGGGTCTAGTTCTGTGTTATCATCACCAGAAAAGGTAGGTAGGTATGAGGCCCTTATGGCGGCGAATGATAATAGGAAGAAATATAGTAAGATAATGGACGAGGAAGTTGATTATCTTACGAATGCTTTTGATGTCGCTACGAAGAATATCCTTAATGATGCTATCAAAGATCAAAACTATGTTACTGGTGGTATTGATACATATACTGATAATGGTATGGTTAACGCAAGGGATGTTGGTAAGAATGGAGCGGTTATTGGAGGAAGGGAGTATTCTCCGGAAGATGCTTTGAAAGTTTCTTCTATAGTTGGATTGATAAGCGAAAACATCAACTACACGGATAGGTCTATAGCTAATACGGAGTTGATGAGATCTTATATAAATCTGTTAAATAGATATTCGGGAGAAAATTTCACTTTGGATGATATAGATAATATAGCCAAAACTTATAGTCGTGTAGATAATCCAATAATGAATAGTGATGATGCCAATATGACTAATAGGGATAAAATGATCAAGATCATAGGTAAGAATATGTCTAGAGCTGATGGCCCTACGCTCAGAAGGGAATGGTCTTCTTCCAATGTAGGTCGTAATATAGCTAAGGCTGTTCAGGATTCTAAAACAGTCTATGAAAGAAGATATGATGAGTTTGCTCCAAGATCATGGTCATTTTCCAATTCTACCAACGCTTCTAAAGAGGATAGGCGTATGCATGCTAAATTAGAGAGTCTGCTTTTGGCGAGAGCCGGTTTCTTGAATAAAGATAAAGATAGTAGACTTAATAATTATATATTGTATGCTCGTCCTACAGATAATCCTAATACATTTGATTTGGTAGCTATGGCTGGTGGAAAGAATATCGCTACGGTTCAAGTTACTAAAGAAGAATTAGATAGTATGGGGTATAGTTTGTATGAAAGGGAAAGAAATGTGAGATCGGAAGATTATGAATCCAAGATCATTCCTGTGTCTTTTTCTGCTACAACCAATAGACCTTACCAGAAATGGGCGCAGGCTAATTCGCTTGGCGCTTTCGCTACTGTCGAGAATGCGGCGGAGGAGGCTTCTAGGATGGTTGATAAGTATGATATTCAGAGTAATGATCTAGCTACATCTGAGCTTAATAAGAGGGCTATTAGGATAATTAATACGGTTTTGAGGAATTACAAGTCGTATGATGTCAAAGCTAAGGGATTCCCAGGAGGGGTTGAAGTTGGTATTTATTTCCATGGTCAAGCAAAGACTGGGACACCGCTTAAGGTATTAGAGTATAATACTGATTATGCTGATAATATCATGAAAATCATAAATATGTGTCCTCAGATGTATCTTACTCAAGCTGTAGTTGAGGCTATTAATAAGGATGTTATTGTAAAGGGTAGGGATATTAATGAACAGCATTCTGACCTTAGCAATCTTCTTTCGGTGTTGGATAAAGAGACCATAGATAAAATAGATGGTAAAAATGAACAGCAATAATAATAATGATATGGGGAATGTGATGAGGGATCAGGGATATTATGTTCCGACTCCATCCATTCCATCCCCTATGATTTCTGGGGACAATATTTCTTCTATCCCTATTCCTATCGGGATGAGTAGTTCATCGGATATGGATAATGATGTTTTATCCAGGGAAGGAAGTAGAAGCATACCGTCATTGGTTGAGGGTATAAAAAAATCTGTAGAGACATCTTATCATGATGACGTAAGAGCCAGAAACTCGCTTTTCCAGATGATAAATGAGGTAGGTATACCTAAGGGTAATTATGATATAACTGGGAGCAGGATCAATCTTCGTGATTCAAGATATAGGTTATCAACAGGTGAGTGGATTCCTAAATATGAGAATTATATCAATAATATAGATAATGACGATCGTCTATCGAGAAGTCAAAGTGGTTGGGAGAAAACTTATAGAGGATTAGGTAAGTTTATTTATAAGTCTGCTTTGTATGGAATAGGTGGAGTAGGTCAGTCTGTTTATGGATTAAAGGAGCTTGTTACAAAAGGGACGTTATCAGCTATGTATGATAACAGTTTTGCCAGATGGTTGGATGATATGGATAAGCGTGGTGATTATACGCTTAATCATTATTACAGTAAGGAGGAGCGAGATGCCGGATTTCTTAAAAGTATGTTTACAACCAATTTCTGGACAAATGATCTTTTGTCGGGGGCTGCATTTACGGCTGGGGCTATCTTGTCGTCTTATGCTTTCGCTGGCGCTGGTCTTATGAATGCCGCCCGTATGGGGGCTAGGATAGGAGCGACTGTCGCTGGATTAGGTAGGGCTGCTTCCGCCACGAAGAGCGGGTTTAACTCCATGCTGAGGGCCGCCCGCATAGGACGAGGCATAGGCAAGGGTTTGGACAACCTAACCTTTATTGGCACGTCAACGCTTTGGGAGGCTTCGGTAGAGTCAAGGAGTGGGTTGATGGAGTCTGAGGAAAACTTCAAGCAGGCTTACAGAAATGCCTATGGTAGAGAAGCCTCGTATGAGGAGCTTATGAGGTTCAGAAATGACAACGTCGATGCCGCCAATACTATATTTGCCGCTAATATCGGTATTCTTACATTGTCTAACATAGCTATGTTCGGTGATATGTTCGGCATGGATCTTGGCGTGGATAAGTTCATAAAACGCAATATATTTGGCGTAGGCGCCGAGAGGATGGATAACGGGACATTGAGGGCCATAACGCCTAAGAAATGGCAGAAAATAGCCGGGAATACGTTCAATATTATCAAGCGCCCAGTGTCAGAAGGTCTTTATGAGGAAGGTCTTCAGGGAGTGGCTAGCAAGTCCGCCGAGGATTGGGTAGAATCAAGATACAATCCTATGGCCATCCGTCAGAACATAGGCTATATGGAGGCTATAAAGAACGGATTCAAGGAGACTTATGGATCCAGTCAGGGCTGGAAGGAGATCGGCATCGGTATGATTATCGGATCGGTTATGGGTGGAAAGACCATTGGAGGTATAAGGGAATGGAGCCAAGACATGTCCCGGAACAAGGGGATGGTGGAGGCCTACAACGCCAATGCCGGCGCCTTGACCACCGCCGCTGTCCGTGCTATTCGTGGCAGTATGGCTCTTAACGCTCAATTATCTGGTGTAGATACATCGTACGAGAGTGATGGTAGGATCATAAATAAGGATTTTAGTGACGCCGTATTCAATCGTCTTCGTTATGATTCGGAGATGGGGATGCTGGATGATACGAAGGAGAATTTCAGGACGGTGGTCGAATCTATACCTAATAGCGATATAGCGTCCGATATGAATATGACGGATGAGCAGGTCAATGAGTATAAGTCTAATCTTATCAGTGAGTTTAATAAGAAGGTAGATAATTTTACCATGGCCAATAGGTTCGCCGACTCCCTTACCGATGGTATATCCAATAGGTCGTTTAACGCCTATATCTCCAATATGGCTTATAATGGCCTTGAGGCGAAGGATAATTTGAACGATATTGCCAATCAGTTAAGAAGGATATACAATACGGATATAGGCCCCGCTCTTGATATATATTCTCGTCTTAATCCTGATTCGAGCAGGGATCTTGAAGAACTCAGGAAGCTTACGGATGATATACAGAGGATGGAGAAGAATATCTTGAGGCTTCAACAAAGTGTCGCGTCGAAGGACGCTCTTGAATCTGATAAGGCTAAGTTGGTCAAGGAGAATGATAGGCTTCTTAAATTAACAGAGGATAGGATCGCATTGGAGAGGAAATTAACTACGTTAATTAACTCAGAGGCTGATATATCTAAGTTGTTCTTAAATAGAAATGATTCAAGGATCAGTGCCGCTGATCTTATGGCGGCTTATGATACTATAGCTGATTTTGAGAACGTCGTATCTATCCGTGGGGTTGATAATTATAAGGAGGCTATGGCATTGCTTAGTGAGTATCGTCATAATCTTGTGGCTTATAAGAATATAAACGAGTCTCTTCGTCGTATGCGTGACAGAAGATTCATCCGGGCGCAGGAGCGCGGGTTCATGAAGATATTATCGAACGTATGGGGTAAGACTTATGAGGAGGATGATAGCAAGTATGATTTCAGGAATACTGATAATCCTGATGCCAATGATCTTTACGCCAACGACCAAGCTATAGACAAGGCTTACCAAGATGGTCTTATAGGGGAGGATGAGGCATTTATGTTCAAGACATATAATCATATGATAGCCAGATCTATGGAGAACGAGATTAAGACCGATGAAGGTAATATAGTCGAGAGGGTTCCTGATGATGAGGATATCATAAATCCTTCTGACGATAGAATCAATAATATAGCTATAAAGATATGGAACGGTAATGAGGATGTCTTATCTCCTAGGGAGAGACAGATATATGATAATAACAAGCCTCGTGTCGATAGTCTAGTTAACGGGTTTGGGGATAATCCTATTTCAAGGATCAATAAGGCTAGATCGATAATAGATAGATTGAAGATCCATGATAATATTTATGATAATATCAAGGACGCTGTTGATGATATTGTAGATATGAATATCAATGGTCTTGATCAGGATCAGATCAAAGAAGCTATAAAGACTTATAATGATCTTATGAATGAGGCTGACAATGGCAATGAGATTGATCAGGATAAGCTTAATGAGGCTATTGATATTATCAATAATTATTCCGATGGGCCTCTTCTTCAATTCGTGGAATGGATGAGGTTGTATGATAACGGAAGTATAGCTGTCAAGGATTACGATAAATCCATACCTATGGGTGATGTCCTCACAGAGAGCGAACCCGGGACATCCACCGGCAGGACGGAAGTTAACGCCGCCCAGAATCCGGTGGTGTTGATGGCTCAGAAGAGAGAGATCGGTGGGGTTATGTATTATGAAGTTGGCGGAATGAGACTTGACAGGTTTATGGACAGTCTTGGGCTTAAAAGATCTGATGCCACTGATACTGATAATGGAAGGGTGATGGATTTCACCAACGGAACCGACATATTTACTGTTATAGAGTCGAATAACCACTCAAGATGGATGATTAGCGAGGATGACGCTCAGGCTTTCGAGAACGCTACCGGTGTCATATTGGGGCGGCAGACCGCCTTATCGACCTCCAACTGGTTCATGGTGTATCGCAAGGGGCAGGATGGGTCTATTGTTCCTTATTACACGGGTGATACGTTTGGGTCTAACAACGAGTCGGTGAATCAGGAAGCAGCGGCTAGCCTTCGCAAGGGTGATATGGTAAGGTTTAAGATGGATATGTCAGATCCATACACCAAGGGACTGTATGATAAATACAATAGTCTTAACGCCGTTGATCCTAATTCTGATGAGACTAAGTCGGCTTACAGAGAGCTGGTTGATAATATGGTTATTAAGATCGTGGATAGCGATGGCAATTTCGTCTCGGTGCTAAAAGCCAATGATCCAGACTCAAAAGGGAGTAACGCTGATTTAAGGAGTATGGCCTTTGAGTTGTATAGGGATAATGTAGGATCCGTCGCGGGTGAGATTGATATACCGTTCGTAGGCACAGTCACCAGTGTTTTGCCGGGAAGACCTAATTTTAGCATAAGTGATGATAATGGGACGTTGATGGTATCCGAGAATGACTTTACCAACGAGACGGCTGGTAAGGTCGAGAGCGTAGGATATATAGAGAATGGGGAGGTTACGATGAGGGATGATATTAAGTATAATATATTCCCGTTCTGTACGGCTATCGTCAGGGACAAGTATGGTGATTATAAAAATTCACGTATTCCGGTCGTAGCTATAAAGACAGGAAATGGAAGAAATTACCTGTACCCCGTAAGATTGAAAAATCAGGATATATCGTCATTTTCATCCATGATCGAATCGATGGCTGATAGGATTACGGAGGGTCTAGGCGGAGGCGTAAGTATTGATGATATAATGGATCTTAATAACGCTATAGCCAGATCCGGGTTGGATAATAAGACATATATGATTCCGCTGGCGGGAGATGTGGATGTTATCAAAGGCCGGCTTGAAGCTGTCAAGGAAGCGGTTAGCAGGATGCCTATGACCGCTGATGTAAGAGGATGGATAGGTGATTCCAGAACTAAGGAGGATATTTTGATGAATGACGTTACGATCAACATTGATCTTAATAACGATCCTTTCATAGCTCCTAAGTTCAGGATGAGTATTAGGAGGGATGAGACGTTCTTCGAGGATACGGAGACCCCGTTCGTCAACCCGTCCAGCTCCCAATCGGGTTCCGCTTCGCCTACGAAGGCGGCCGAGGACAAGTCTTTGGTTTCCGACGGTAACGTAGTATCCGGAGAAAATGAGGCGGAAAATCCTTGCTAAATAAAATATCTTGACTTATCTTTGCGGCGTCAGTCCATCACCTGACGAGTAAGATATTTAAAAGTTGGTCCCTGTCGGGTGTGTGATGGCCCCGGTGGGGACTCTTTATATTATGCAACTAGATTCTTTTTTACATCGGAAGATCATGCAAGACCTACGCATCCAGCGAGTGAAGGTCTTGATGATGTTATACACCAGTAACTATTTTGTCAAGGTCAGACAAAAGCAGTTGCTTGATCATACATACGCCTTAAGCAGGGATCAGGCTTTTGATTATATGACTGAGTTCAATAAAAGACTTAGTGATAAGGTTGGTATAAAATGTACGATGGATATCCTTCTACCTACCGATGATGATAACGCTAACATCATAATCGAGCACAATGGTATTATCAAGAAGTTGATGAAGGAGGCCGATAAACTGGAACTTGATACTGATGCTATCAAAGTCATGATGCGTGATCTTCTTGATGAGTTGAAGGATGATATTGATCTTAATATCCTGATATTTGACGTAACCCAGTTACTTATAAAATATAATCTATTTAGGTTGGAGACTATAACCGAGCAGGAGTTCAAGAACTCTTTTGTCAGAATGGATAGTAGGAATATGGAGATAAAGAAACTAACTTTATCTGATATTAAGGAGGTGGTAACAATGATAGAGGATAGATATAGCTATGCTCTATATATGACAGAGGAATGTGACTGATTACATTTTTTGTAAAAATATCTCCTGTTTGTTTGCTGTTTTAAAATAAGTGTCTATATTTGCGGTGTCTATCCGTTGCTAGACCAGAAGAAGATATTAATATCGCTTAGGCGTAGGCGATAAATGAGAGTCACCGGTGGAGTAACGGACGCTGGTGGCTCTCGTTGTTTTTTTGTATTATGTGTAATATTGTTTTGAGTGATGATTTATCTATCAGATCGTATTTTGAAAAGGTTTTAAATCTAAGTAAACTTGGTGATAAATTTCCTGTTAATTTAGATGATGTATGGCCATTGGTTTATTCGGCTAAGGAAAAAGCTGTTAGAGCTTTAGTAAGTAGCGATCAGTTTATGCAAGGTATTGATTATGAGATTTTAGCCACAAATGGCGAAAATATAACAGTAGGAAGACCTGTAAATGTTTATATGATTTCTATATCTTGTATGGAGTATTTTATAGCTAGAAAGGTTAGATCTGTGTTTAATGTTTACAGGGATGTTTTTCATAAGGTGATAAATAAAATACCATCTAGCTATTCGGAGGCTTTACGGATGTATGCTGATGAAGTGGAAGCTAGAGAGAAGGCTGAAAAAGAAGCTAGGCTTGCGTTAGAGGCTAAACGAATATCCGATAACATCATTAAAGAACAAGCTCCTATGGTTGAGTTTGCTAAGACGGCCGAAATAGCTCAAGAGACAGATATGTTGATTAGGGAGGTTCGGGAAAAGTTAGAGGCTCATGGTTATGATATAGCGGAGAAGAATCTCCGGATATTGCTTGAGGATAATAAGTTTTTCGCCAAGACCGGTAAGAGGTGGTTGCTTTCCCAAAGGATGATAGACAGCGGTTATGCTCGTTATAGATATCGTAATGATGACGAGTTCTACGGCACTAATACTGTCTATGTGACTCCTAAGGGATTTCAGTGGATTGTGTCTAAGATATCTAAAGAATGGATGCCTAGGTTCTTGGAATTGAAAGGCAGGGTTCTGAGTAGATCAGATAAAGATATTTTCGCTAAACGATAAACTCCATTTTTTATAATTTAGGATTGAGTTTTTGCCTGTTCGTGAGGATCGGCAAAAAGATTTGCACTTTTCGGAGAAACATAAGGTTTGTTATTATGTTGTTATTTTGGTGTCCCGTCCGCTCGTGAGAGTAGGCGGGATTTTCTATCTTTGTGTCAAAACGATTTAGTAATGGGACGATCTTGTTATGTTATAAAAAATAAGGAGGGTGGGATAGATAATGTCCTTGCCCCGAACGACCAACCATCCGGATTATACCAAAGGGCGATGGAGGTGCTGGGCGACCAGAAGCAGGCCTTATCGGTCTGGGGTACGGCCTACTCCCCCGACTTCGTGTCCTTCTTTGGCGACTGGATGTCCATGCCATCAGAATATGATCTGGATAGTAATGGGGAACCTAGGTATGATGATGTCATGTCCTTTATCAAGCGGAAGAACTATTTCGCCGGCAATTTCATGGCCGATGAGGTTAAGGATATTAATAATACTCTTACTTCCTTGGGTGTTGATAATATCAATGATCTTAATGATATGATCGTATCCAACTTCCTTTCCGGCGGTGATATATTCCTCAATAGGTACAATCTTGAGCGATCTGGGATGTATGACGCTGATGAGATTGATAATATCATGACTAACCGATCGGAGTATGAGCGGGTAAGGGATATGATGAGGAGGATTGTCGATTTTATGTCTGATGGGAATCTTAATGAGAAGGATATGTATTTCCTGTCCTCCGAGTCAGGCCTTGGTGATGATTATATGATATATGAGGATACATATGACTCGTTAGGAAAGAGAAGGGGCTTGAATCCAATAGAGGTAAGGGATACGATCATGAGGGCGGTAGGCGGTATCAGCGACCGCCGGGAGTTCGATCAGGCTTTCGCCTCCATCCCATACCCTTCCTTGGCACTCCGGTATCAGGAGGATCAGGATTACGCAGATCGGATGTATGACACGTATCGTAATATGACCCGTATGGAGGTTCGGAGTCAGGACGGAAATACGATTACCGACTCGTACTTCAATAGTACCACACCGTATATCAGTATGCCTAAGGATATGAAGGGTCTAAGGGATAAGGTTGGGGAGATAATCGATATGGATGATTTTAAGGACATCAAGGACGTTGCCGGACGTCTGCATGACATAGCCATGGATCTTGCCGACATGGGCGTGGATATAAGCGAGGCGATCAGCGATGAGATGGTTATATCCAGACCTGAGGATATCCGTGATCTTATGGCGTCGCTGGACGTCATGTTGTCTTCCATACAGGCCGGCAATTCGGTATACGATAGCTTTATCTCCGATCTTGATAGGATAACAGGAAAAGGGAATCCGATATACGAGGTTCAGGATACTTATTCTACTGGGGATAGGATGGTGTATGTAAGGTCCGGGAATACATCCCCTTCCGATATGTATGATAGGAGCATGTTGTATATGGGTAGGAATACGTACCATAACACGGCCCCGATAACCGACACCGATCAGGCCTATGAGATGTTGGTCAATATCGGGATAGAGCGGCCCTCGTACTTGCCGGCTGGCGTGGTCCCCGCCGGGGCTTCCCGTTCCGATATTGGCGTGGTCAAGGATAATATAAAAAAGCTGGTTATGTCCAACATCTCATCCTCGAATACCGAGAACATGATCCTTACCAGATTAATATATCAGCATCCCGTAACCCCTAAGATGGATGATGTCGATATTGATCGGGAGTTCAGGAGATACGAGGCTAGGCAGGGAAAGGATCGGGATTTTATCAAATCCTGTACATCGTTGAGGAAGATCCAGATCAAGGAAAGGTTAAAAAAATCGGATTTATATAATAATGTCTTACGTTTCCTTGATTTTAATGGATTTTATAACGTATCTTTGAACCACCATGACAGAGGTACGTTAAAAAGCATGGAGATGTCGTTGCCGGAAGGTCAGGTAAGGGATCTTCTGTTTGACGTGGCTATCGAGTCCGGTGACAGTAGCATGAGAAACCTTTTCTATCTGGATAGTCAGGACAGGATGATGGATGCCGGGTTTTACAGGTATCTGTACCAAAGGAATCCGGGCCTGCTCCGGGAGGTCAACGGCGGTGTCGAGGCGAGACCGGACGGTTCGTTCTTGGCTCGTGGGAGGTATGATGATTTCGTGTCATTCCAATCCGGCTTATATGAGAAGATAGGTGAGACGGTTGATGGTGCGATATACAGGTTCGTTGATGATCTTATATACTCCGATCCATCATCATATCAAGAAAACATGGTACGAAGGATGGGTGACGTTACGGTAAGGAGTGACGATAACCGCCTGTCAAGGATAGAGGATAATCCCTCATCCAGTAAGATAGTTAATGAATACACTGCTAATACAAATAAGTTGATGCGAGATTTTTCGTGTAGTTAATCTCTCTTTGACGTCGTGAGACGTTTTCTTTCGAGCATTGAAACATTGAATTTATAGATTTGCATGAATCCGGGCCGTAGTGATACGTTCCGGATTTTTTGTCTTGTACCGGTTCTTATTAATACCAATTGCATGACATGACGTGCTTTGATGATGACATATATCACGATCCTAGGATTATTAATTTTTGAACTTTGTAACGCCCACTATCAAGTGGGGTTATTATTAATTCAAAAATAAATAGACATGGGTACAAGTGGAGACAAAATCGTGCTGTTAGACGGCATGGGTTCCGGGAGCGGTAGCGCCGCTAATGGTTTATTATCTATGATTCCGGGTATGTTTACCAGCCTTTTGGGTGGTAATAAGATGGATCCGAATTTAGTCGCTGCGTTGATGAACGGTCGTAACAACCAAGACCAGTTCGGAGGGGCTAACGGTTGGTGGTTGTGGATCATCGTCCTGTTCTGGTTATGGGGCGGCCGTGGCTTTGGCAATGGTTTTGGCAATGGTAATGAGTGTTGCGCTAATGGTCTTCCCGCTCAATTGAATAACGACTATGGTCGTGAGTTGTTGATGCAGGCCATCCAAGGTAACAGAAGCGCTATCGATCAGATCGCTAACGCCTTGAACTGTACTACCACTCAATTGCAAAACGCTATCTGTAACGTACAAGGCGCTATCGATAAGGTAGCTGGTCAGGTAGGTATGACCTCTCAGGCTGTTATTAACGCCGTACAGCAACAAGGTTGTGAGATCGGTAATCAAATTAGCTCTTGCTGCTGCAATTTGAGTTCGTTGATCAACCAAAGCACGTGCGCTACTCAAAATATGATAACGCAGCAGGGTTTTGACAATCAATTGCGGACGTTAGAGCAAACCAATGTTCTTCAGAACAATATCAATAACGGTTTGGCTAACAACAGAGAGCAGTCTACGAGTCAGTTTAATATCTTGAGCGCTAAGATTGATGCTCAATCCCAGCAAATTCAGAATGCTTTCTGTGATCTTGAGAAGAGGGAAATGCAGCATACGATTGATTCGTTGCGCGAACAAAAACAGACATTGGAGTTGTTCGCCGCTCAGCAAGCTCAAACTCAAAACATCGTTAACCAGATTCGTCCTTGCCCGGTGCCGAGCTATTTAGTCTGCAACCCGTTCGCTGGTAATGGCTATGGTGGCTATCCGTATCAAGGATTTAGTGGATACAATGGAGGTTGTTGCAACAATAGTTGCGGATGCAATAATGGTTGTTGCAACAACGGGAACGCAGCTATTTAATTTTTAGTCTGACGTTTGGCAGATATCGTTCTTTGATTTACTGGTAAGGCTTTCGTAATCGGATAAAAACATCCATTTACATCCTTTATGTGTGTGCATTTTATGTTTGCAACATTTTAGTATGGATGAGTGATTATATCCATTTCTATATGCTTCCATCACGGAGGGAAATGTTTCAATCATTCCATCATTGTTGATTCGTACGACAGGCATGCTTTTCTTTGTGTTTAGTTTGCCTGTTTTAGAGTTAGACAGTCTTTTTCTTGTGATCGGATTGTTCATGTTCATAACTTGATTGCACCATCTTAAATTGTGTACATTATTATTCAGAGGATTTCCGTCTATATGGTCTATATCTGGATAATTATTAGGATTGGGGATAAATGCGGTAGCTACGATTCTATGGGCTGTTATTGATTTTCTATTTCTTTTGTTTTTATATAGATGATAACTGTGTCTTATATATTTGGGTCTACTTGTATTTTTATTTGGTGTTAGTATATGTTGTCCTACAACTCTGTAAGAGCAATGTGTATTTCTAACTTCTCTTTTAAGGGAAATAACTCTTCCAAAAGAGGATACCATATAAAGTCCCTCAAATCCGACTACGTCTCTCCATTCCTCTCCCTCAAAGGAGATGTTCTTAATAAATTCTTCGTTCGTCATTTTCTCTAATTTTTAAAATGTGGACTAAGTTTTTAAAAAGAATGGGAAGGGAGAACTTAGAGAAACCCTTATCAGCAAAGACGCGACCTCTGCCTATCCCAGACGCGAATGTAGTTATTTAAGATTATAAACACAGTAAAAAATATTTAAAAATGGCTTGTGTTTCTAAAATAGGGTCTCTTTATGAGTTGGTCACGAAGAACGTGGTAGTGACTACTACCAACACCATCTTCGGCATCAACCCAAGGATATGGCTGTCCTTGCCATGCGAGGGCCTTCTGCTACTGAAAATCCGGCAGGTGGTTCCGACAACAGGCGAGACATTGCCAGTACAGATAGCTATTCCAGCGAACAGCACCGTATCCACGGTAGGTGATGACACATGCTGCCCGGTAACCGGCGTGGCTGTGGTGAACCCGATCAACGTGGCTGTGACCGGAGCGGCTATGGTTAACAACACCGAACGCCTTGTTTATTTCAACAAGGTAAGGGGTGTATTGAGGCTCATGGATTGCTGTGTGCCTACAACTTCCGCCTCGGCGTCGGAGACGACTGTTGATGAGGAATAGGTTAGATTGGATGTCTAATGGGAGGGTATTCCCTCCCGCTTAAAAATCGAGATATGTTTAGAGACTTAAAGAAAGGATTTCAAGTATATACGCTGGATACGTCCGATGTTCCGGTGTTTAGGATGGGGAATGTGGTTAACGTGTCCGAGCCTAGGTTCCAGCAACCCCAGATGGGTCAGATGGGGCAATATCAGCAACTACAGGATAGGGTGATAGACCTTACCGTGGAGATAAACGGATCCTCCATGACTTATGTCGTACCGGAGGGTAGGGATGTCGCTATGTCCAATAACATAACTTTGGCCTGCTCTGTCGATCCGATCATGAACCAGCTTAACGCCGCTAAGAGAACTAGTTCCGATATTCTCGATAGTATCGATAAGCATAGGAGGACGCTAGAGGCTTGTGATTCGATCCTTGAGGAAATCAATCCGGCTTTTAAGCAGACTAAGGATCAAGACCGGAAGATCAAGAATCTTGAGGATAAAGTCGATAGGATGGGATCCTCTTTCGATGAGCTAAAAGAGTTGTTAATTAAAAAATTAGGTTAAGATGAGAGTTATAGATTTAGGCGGCGGTCACGATGAGGACTACAATGACGAGATCTACGATCGTAGAGGCGGCCGAGGACGTAGCAGACGTTCGGATGGGACTTACATGGGTTATGGTGGCGGAATATACGACCATTATGGCAAGGAGCATGACGGTAGGATGGATGAGCTAGAACGCCGTGAGCGTGATCTTGAAAGACGTGAGAGGGAGCTGGAACGTGACGAGCGTGAGCTTGAGAAACGTGAAAGACTCCATGAACGTGAGGACGAGATGTATCGCAGGGGATGGTTCGGTGAGCGCGGCATCCGTGACGAGTACGAAGGTACCGAACCGTATATGCGCAGGGGACGCAGGAGTCGTTACTACTGAGGAGCAGACGCCGATGACCCGGATTATAAGCGGTATATAGACACCCATGGATATCACTTTTCCAAGGAGCTGGCTAGGGAAGCCGCTGACAAGATGCTTAACGCCGACGGGTCCAAGAGAAGATGGACGATGGAGGACGCTAAGCAGATGTTCGATAAATGCGGGGCCAAGAAACCTGATAACGCCACTTGGGGAGATATCCAATACCTGTTCGCTATGTTCTATAGCGACTACTTTCCTAAGGTATTGGATTGCGACCAGAAAATAGTCAAGGCTGTCTTGGCTTATCTGGAAGACCCTGACGCCCCGGAAGGGACGGCGTTCGTAAGGTATCTGGCGGTGCGGTGCTTCGTCGGTGACACAATCAAATGGAGTGATATGATTTAGTTTGATACAACGTTGGAGAACCCTGTCGGCAATAGAATACCGATAGGGTTTCTTTTTGACCGTAGCTTTATTATGATTACATTTGTTCGAGGTAGATCTTTTGTTCATAGGAAGGGTGGGCGGGAATGAAAAAAGGCATCCTCACGGACACCCTTTCCCTTTGGTTGAAAATTACTTAAAACATTATGAGTTACTACACCGCAAATATAGATAATTAAATACAAACTGCAATGGGTAAGGGGTATTATTGGATAGAGCCAGTGGATCAGACGTTGAATGATTTTCAGTTTTATAAGGCACGTATCGTAGGCGATCCTGAATATGACGAGAGACATCATCGAGTTATATTGAGAACTGATAAGTATTTCCCTGTCGGAAGTATCTTCCATGTCTTAAAAGACCCAGAGATGTTTGTTATAGAGAGGAAGTTTAAGACATGGGGGAATAAGTATGTCGTTAAGCCTTGTGAGGGTGAATGGGAATGGGAGTCTGTCCAGAAACTTAAAGACAAGGCTATTATATTCCGTAGCGGATTCCTGCACGGGGACGGCAGTTTCTGACACTTACCCGTATCTCCCCCCCCCCCTCGATTTCTTGGTATTTATGTATATAACTATATTTGAGCAAAAAATAAGTGTAATATGGCAGATTTTCAAGGTAAATACAATGGTAATCAGATAGAGCAGCTTCTGGATAAGGCTAATGGTATTGATCTTACCAAATATGCTCTTAAGACGGATAATGCCCCTACCGCCACGAAATTACAGGCGGCTAGGACCATAGCGCTGTCCGGGGCTGTTACCGGTAGTGTCTCATCGGACTTCGGAGGCAACGTAACTATCTCCACGACATTGGCCAATTTTGATGCCTCTAAGATCGCATCCGGAACCATCAGCATAGATAGGTTACCTAAGGCGGCTTTGGAGAGATTGGTCGTGGTAGCTGATGATACGGCTAGATTCGCCCTTACCACCGCTACGGCTCAAAGCGGTGATACGGTAAAGGTCACGTCTACAGGTAAGATGTATCTGATAAAAGACGAGTCTAAATTGAACAGTGAGGATGGGTATGAGCCTTACACGGCCAGTCAGGCTTCCTCCGTGCCTTGGTCCGGGGTTACGGGCAAACCAAGTACCTTCACCCCTCCCACGTCCTCCGCTACCGTTCTTGGCGGTATTAAGGTAGGATATACGACTTCTGGGAAGAACTATAAGGTGCAACTGGATTCGTCCGGTAACGCTTATGTTAACGTTCCATGGACAGATAATAATACTACGTACAATCAAGCCACGGCCGATACTTTAGGTTTGGTTAAGATCGGTTACGCTACTAGTGGCAAGAATTACGCCGTGTCGTTGGACAGTGGTGGCAAGATGTATGTCAATGTTCCTTGGACTGACAATAACACGACTTATGCCCAAGCGACGAGTGATAAGTTGGGTCTTGTTAAGATCGGGTATTCGGCTAACGGGAAGAATTACCCGGTAGTTCTTGACGGGAATGGTAAGATGTATGTGAATGTTCCGTGGACGGATACCAACACGACATACACCAATATGGGAGCCGCTTCTGCCTCCGCCGCCGGAAAGGCCGGTTTGGTTCCCGCTCCTGCCGCCGGAGCGCAAGGTAAGTATCTTCGTGGTGATGGAACGTGGCAGACACCTCCAAACACCACATACGCCAAGGCCAATACATCGACCCTTGGGTTGGTAATGATCGGATATGCGGAGAATGGCAAGAATTATCCGGTGGAGCTGGATGGTAGTGGGAAGATGTTCGTCAACGTGCCTTGGACAGACACTAATACGACGTATGGTGTTGTGGGAGCTAATGGATCAACAGGTCTTGTAAAGAACGGAAGTACCGTGACAAGTGCTTCTGGCTATACCGCCTGTCCTATTGTCAGTGGTGTCCCTTATTATAAAGACACTAATACCACTTACGCCAATATGAAGGCAGCTACGGCTTCCGCCGCCGGTGCTGCGGGATTGGTTCCGGCTCCCGCTGCGGGCAAACAGACATCCTTCCTTCGTGGCGATGGTACATGGGTCGTACCTACCAATACCACATACGGATTGGCCTCTACTACAGCCAACGGCTTATTGAGACAGCTTAATGGTAGCACCTCTAATTTTATGCGTGGAGATGGTACATGGGCTACCCCTCCTAACACGACATATGCCGTGGCCAACGAATCCACTAATGGATTGATGGCGGCCGCCGATAAGAAGACCATGAACAGGCTTATAGGGGTTAATACGGTCACGACATTAGCTAACCTGCCTATTAGCAAGAGAAGTATCACGGCTACGTTATCAGCCGCTACGACCTTATCCGTGGCTTCCGGCATGCAGGTAGGGGAGGAGTTGATGGTCAGGTGCGTCCCCTCAGCGGCCTTCACGCAGGCTATACCCAACTCCGGGGCTTATGTAAGCATGAGTGGTACTTCTATAACCACTACGGCTAACAAGCCTTTCGAGATAAATATCTGGTGTTACGCTTCAGGTAAGTATAGTATCGCCGTTAAAGAACAAGATTAATGATATAAGATATGAGCTACGTATATATAAACAGGGAAATATATCCCAATCAATTAGTTCAGGACGATCCGCTTGATGATAATTACGCCAAGGGCTATAGTTATGATGATTACATTAACGGGAATCCCGCCCCATGGATAGAGTTTGGGGAGGAGCAATTGGCGTTCAAGGAGGCTAATCCTAAAGCTACGGTTAAGGAGATTATCGAGGCTAAATTGGATGACTCAAGGCTTCTTAATGAGGAGAAATCGGCTAAGTATGAGGAGATCAGGACTTATGAGAATGAGAATCTTCATGAGTTTTTCTTGGATGACCAAAATATCTATATCCCTGAATATGATAGGCGTAACGCTTTGGCTGATGGGGCTATAGCTGGTAAGATAACGATCATAGGTCTGGAGTTCGATATGACGGAAGGCAAGATCTTGATCGGGATGATGGATAAGTATGATAATGATCTGATGTCGGCGTTAGGAGCCAAACAGAGGGAAGTAAGCTTAGCCACTACCGTAGAGCAGGTGAGGGCTATTGACGCTCAGTCCGGCTATCCAGATAAGGTAAATATCACCATGACTTATGTCCGGCAACAGGCAAAGGAGAAAGATGCCTCCGATCCTCAGAAAGTGGCTGTCAGATTCTCCAGAATGGTGGTTAATAACAAGGCTATATCTTTATCCCCTAACGAGAAATTGGATGTTAAGGCCCTATTCCCTATATGGGGACAAGAAGGGGCGGAGTTCGGGCTGTCGGTGGATGCCGGATTCTGCCTCAGGGTGGTTAAGGACGATACGGATATCCTTTATGAGGTTATTCAACAACATACATTATCAAAGGAATGGGAACCCGGATTAAATACGGCTTCCTTATACAAGGTCATTGATAAGGAGCATGCCGGGACCATAGGGGATCCTATCCCGTATTTCCCTCCAATGGAGATATTCAAGGATAAATATTACATCCAGAACGCTGATGTATATAAGTGTACTAGGGATAGCGGAACTCCTCTTAGTCATAATCTAAAGGACTTAGTAGGGTTGTATGTTGAGGTTGTACAGGGCTAGTCGTATCTACCCCCCCCCCTATATTTGGCTTGTGATATGATACAAGTTATTTTTGGCATAATAAAATGACATTTGTAAATATATTTAAGTATGGCATCACAAAAATTCGGTTTCGTAACCGTCGACCCGGTATCAGGATCAGGAGATCAGGCGGTTAATTTCTCCGGTGAGAAACACACCGGTCGTCTTCAACGCACTATCAACCTTACGGTCACCACGAACGGCGGGGCTAAGAAGGCGTTGGTAGTTAATCAGGCAGCGGCTGCTGAGGTGGTAAGATCAGACAGCCCTAACGCTTCCGTACAAAAGACAGGCGGTAATGTTACCATCACCGGTAAGTCTAACAGTACTAAGCTTACGTTCGCGGTCACGCCGGCTGAGGAGAACGGGCTTACGTTACAGCTCCCGGCTAACTACACGGCGGCTGGAAAGACTACGGCTAACGGAGCGGTTATCGCCGACGATCCCGGAGCCGCTGGCGAGTTCGTTTGGAGCATCACGATCTCGGACGTACCGGCCAACGTCACGATCGAGGAACTGACAGCTACATTGAAGGTAACTGCCGCTGGTGGCCAGATAGCCAACGTGACGGTAACGCAAGCCGCTGGAGACTCTACTATCGAGCTTGACAAGGAGACTATTAACTTGGATGTAAATGGTACTCAACAGACGGTTAACGTAACATCTAATGACAGCTGGACATGGGCGCAAGCTGCGGCTAGAACCGTATTGAGAATGATGGGACGATAATCAGTTTCTTTTCGCTTACTCAGACCCCGATCGACTAAAGCCGGTTGGGGTTTATTTGTTTTGCTATCTTTGCAATAGAACAAAAATAATACAACTATGGCTAATGATTTGAATATTAATTGGAAGGACGGGGTAGGCGAGGTAACGGACCAGCCTCTGACCGTCAGCCCGGGGTCCGGGACCGGAAGCGCCCCCGTTTCCTTTGGCTCGGTGATGAACAACGGTCTTGATCGGACTCTTGAGCTGGAGATAACAACTCCAAAAGGTGTTAAGAAGACGCTCACGGTGAATCAGGAGGGATGCCGGCAGGCTTATATCACGAGCGACGGCAAACGATGGCTGACTAGCGACAATCGGGTGTATGGGGTTTTGAAAAGCGATGCTCCGTGCGAATGCATAGGTGATTGTCCTTGATATTTTGTTTTTACGAATTTTGTAATTACATTTGTGGCGCATGTCCATCACCATGCTTTTCGTCGCTAATTTATTATAAGGGATACCGGTCTGTGATGGGATCGGCATCCCTCTGTTTTTTAATATGGAGAAGATAAATGTTTTCGATGTTCAGGTTCCTGATGGGAGACAAATCCGTTGTATGTCGTATAATAAGGTTACTTATTTTGATCTTGACGATATATGTAAGTTATGTTTTGACTCATACGATCTACATGATGTGGCTGACACTAAGGTAATGAGTGAGTTCCTGCACCGAGAGGGTGGTCGTTATTGGACTACGATAGATGGCGTAAGGCAGTTGTATCGTAGGATTGAGTGCAAGATGTGTTTTGAGGTTATAGAAAAATTAAAAAAATTATGAGAGAGCAGGAATTTGATTTCGTGGTATATCCGTTGAAGTTGATTATCACGGTAGGATTGGATTACGAGACGTTATGTAACCGTTTCGAGAACATGGAGCCGGATCATAAGGGAGAATGGGGTGATAAGGATGATATGGATAAGGAAGCGTCTTTCGTGAATCTGGTAAGGGATAGGGACGATGATGGTAAATTCGCCATACTTTGGAATTTTTCAAGCGACGATGATATAATGATGAGAAATATATGTCATGAGTCGTTCCATATAGCCATGAGCGTGTGTCAGTTCTGTAATATGTCGCTTGGATTTAAGGTCGGGGAGGATGAACATGCGGCGTATATAGCCGGCTTCGCTGGTGATTGTGTTAGCGAGTTCATCAATAGTAAGAATACGGATTAAGCCATAAATTATATAAGGAACACAAGAATATCAGCCTCCGCTTATTTGTGGGGGCTTTTTGTTTATCTTTGTCAAAAACATGAAGTTATGTCGAGTTGCGTAATTAAAAGGAATAAGGAAGGTAAGATAACCCGTGTCTTGACCCCTTCCGGCGAGGTATCCACCTTGTTCGATAAGATAGCGGGTATAGCCGCCGTAAGTGACCTTAATAAGGCCGCTGAGGCTTATATGACTATTTATAACGATAAGTTCAGGTCTAAGTTCGGAGACTGGACGAGATCCGTGCCAAGAAATAAGGAGGCTGCCAGATCCATAAGCGCCAGACTTAGCGCCAGCGAGTGGGGGCAACTTATGTCAGCCAAGGTCCTGTCCGCCATAAGCGACATGGATGCCCCAGCGTTGGCCAGAAACCTTGGGAATAGCGACAGTGTCGTGGCTTATCTTACCTCCGGAGAGGTAGGTGATGTCAATGATATGGCTGTGGTAGATACATCCACGGTACAGGAGGTGGATCTGGATTCCATAAACGAGGATAATATTGGCGATACGATACTGAAAGAGGCGTCATGGGATGATATAAGGGCTATCAGGGAGAATATAGATATTAAGGAGACAGCCCGTATGTTATGGAAGGCCGTTGAAAGCGCTTTTACCGGGCAACGACCTAATATCAGGGTGAAGGGTGGAAATATAGATGGTGAGATCATATTTTCTGGTAATGTCTTGCCTTTAAATGATATCGAGAATTATACGCCTCCATTTTCAAGATTGGTATATGATTCCGGTGAGCCTCGCCTGTTCTTTAGATCGGATGATGGCAAGGTATATGATACTTACGCCAACGCCATAAAAGGCTCGTCCGGCGGGCGGGTCGAGGCCGGGTTCTTGGCCGGCAGTGTCGAGGAGGGCGACGTCCCGTCCGGTACGGCTGACATCTCCTTTGGCTTGTCCTCCATAACCCTTAACAACAGTGATTCGTTCATCCCGGTCCTTGGCATCAGCTCAGATTCTAATATAAGTACCCGTGGAGGGTTTGTCAATTACCTTATCAAGAAAGGTCTGTTGAGCGGGGAGCGTATAAGGTTAGGGGATAGGTATTATCTTACCGGAGCCGGCAACTCTGATGGTCTTAAGATCTATAACGCTATGGACGCCTTGTCTAGACTAAGGAACAGGTTTGGTAGTATGTCTTCTGAGATGAACGTATTAGGCTCCATCGGTTTTGATACGGAGGTAAATAACGATCTTGATCTTATCACGACATCAGGGGAGAAGGTTACGGTAAGCAGATCGGAGATCAAGGGCATGTTAAGGCAAGGTAAGTTTGAGGAGCTTAATAATAAGTATGATGGGTTCATGGAGCTAGCCTTGTCGTTGATGATGGAGGATAACGCCTTGTACGGAAGTAATGTCCGTGGGGTTATTGAGAATGAGAAGGCGGAGGATCTTCAGAACAGGACTGATATCACCAACATCTTATCCACGTTAGGTATTCGGGTGATGGGTATGTCTGAGTATATGGATAAGTATAAGATGCGTAATGGTGTCGAGCCTTCGGCTAGGGCCTTATCCGATATGGCTAATGGGGTTATTGCCCTGGCTGAGGGAGCTACGGTAGAGGATCTTAATGAGGAGGTGGCTCACTTCTTGATCGATACTTATCGTAACCAACAGGAGATTGACGAGGTTCTGGACTCTGTTGTCGGCACGCCATTATGGAATCAATTTGCCGGTCGTTACTATGAGGTGTATGGGAAGGAATACCAAGGGGAGGAACTGGATCGGATGGTGAAGCGGGAGATCCTAGGTAAGACGTTGGCCCAGCGGTTCGTACCGGGCATGGAACAGGCGGTGGAGGATCTGGCCTCGTCCGAGGACGCCCAGCTCTCCTTGTTTGGCAGGATAATCCGGGCTATACGGAATTTCTTCTCTACTCAAAGATCAGACTTGAATAAGGTTCTTGATAGGATAAAGGAGTCGGCGTTAGCTGATGATCCAAGCGCATTTGACGTGCTTCTGTTAAAGGATAGCGACCATCTCATGTACTCATTATCGGATGTTGATGTGGCTAATAAGTTGATCAAGAACGGGAGGTCATTGGAAAGGCTATACACTAGGTTACAGAGGATGAGGTCAAGCCAAAGCCAGAGGATCGGTGAGAGTATCTCCCTTCTCCGTGATATAGGCGAGAAGGTAAGACAAGTCGGGGGTGAGCTAAATAAGAATAACAATCTATTATCCACCAAGAGCGTCATAGCGACCGCCAAGGCTGAGGTGGAGTATTTGGTCACTGTCGCCAGTAGCCTACGTAAGAGCGGAAAAGGATTGGATTATGAGACGATACAGGTTATCGATAACGTATATGGGGAGATAGTTCCTTTGATCAGGAACCTTCGTGGATTCGTCAATAATCAGGCGGCTGATTATTATGGCAGCAATAAGGTTGGCATGGTAGAGGATATGGATGATATATTACGTATGGCTGAGACATCCATGTCTGATATAAATGCTCTTCGAAGTGATCGTAATGAGGACTGGCTGGATGGACAGCTCAGGATGTTTAATATCCCGGAAAGATATTGGAATGGGATAAAGAAGTTGATAAATAACATCCATAAGGATATCAATGTCATGTCCCGGTTCTTTGGCACGCTGGAGCATAGTGGTAACGCTATTTTAGGTATGTTAGGCCAACGTCTAGCCAAGGCTCATAGTGAAGCCCATACCGAAGGTATATCTAATATCAATAAGATGACTAGGATGATGAAAGAGCGTGGATGGGGGATAAAGGATAATGAGGATCTTATACAGAAGATAAATGGGAAGAACTCGGATTACCTTGACTCGTCCCGTGATTTCGCCAAATACGATTTACTATACAGGACCGAGCAGGCTAAGGCTATTATCGATATATATGATCTTAAGAATGTTACGGGTAAGACCGAGAAACAACTTATCGATCTTCTTCTATCCGATAGAGGTCTTAAGGTGAAGACCCGTGACGACATAGTAGGATATGACGGGGATAAGCCTATTACGAAGGAGGTATATCATGTATTCAAACCTACCATCCAGAATTTTGATATCTCGAACATGACGTTCGAGGATCAGCAACGGTATCTGGATACGATAAATAAGTGGTTGGATGAGAACCGAGAGAAACCTATGGTGCAGGCTTATTACGATAAGATCGAGAAAGTTAATAAGAAGGTCGAGGAAAGACTGGGTCGTAGGGTATCGCAAGCCACGTCCGATTTCATGACCCGTATCCGCAGGAGCCGGTATGTGGCTATGGATAAGTTCGTGAGGAACGGGAAGGTCGATTGGAAGGCGTTTCAATCCGATCCTATAGCTTGGAGATCTTATCTGGATATTTTACGTGACAGGGCTATAGCCAAGAGCGAGTGGTATTCCGATGGGACACCAAAGGAAGAGGGATCCGAGGCTCTGATGATGTCCGAGGAGATCAAGGCATGGGACGAGGCGTGGGCCGAGGAGTTCGGGAATACCAACGAGGGTCGTAAGGCTTCCGCCGAGTTCAAGGAGATACTTCGTGGGATAGAGCGGTCCGAGGGAGGCAAGGCTGCGTTTGAGTTCCTGCTAGCTGGCGGTCATCTTGGCTTCTCCAAGGATATGTGGGGATCAGAGGAGGGTGATTATTACGAGAATCTGGTTGATAAGATCACGGAGCAATCTGTATCATCATCAAGGATAGAGAAGGTAGAGGAGGCGATGGCGACAATAAACGAGATCAATGACCAGCTAAGGCCCTTGCTTATCCAGTACCGGGATAGCACGAGATACGGGGAATATGATTTCGATAGGTTACGTGGATCCGCCTCATTAAGAAAGATAAACGAGTTATATGATCGTCTGGCTGAGGCTAAGAGCGTTATTAACGCCGCCGCTTCCGCTGAGGCTATTGAGATGGATATGCCTGATACGGTGGAGAGTGGAGTCACGGATTCTTACCGTAACGCTTTAAGGGATGCCATGGCATACGACAAGAGTATGGATGAGATTAAATTCGCCAAGGAACATATGTCTGCCCGCTCCCGGAGTCAGGTGGATAGGATGGCCGCTAAGCTATCTAGGAAGAACCCGTCATGGACGACCGTGGAGGTATCGTTTTTGAGAAGGAAATACGGTCCTGACTTCAATAATAAGCTAGCTAACGACATAGCGATGGGTAAGACTGATAAGATCCTTGTCGAGTACGCCAGAACCCGGTTGTATCCTTATATGAGGAAATACTCTCCCAAGGGATATTCTGATTTCGTCAGGAAGATAAATAACGGTACGTATAAGGTATCCGAGTTCTTTGATGCCATAGAAAATGGTATATCCGAGAAAGAGAGCGTATCCCGTTTCGGGTTCGATATTAATATGATTGATCTGACGATCAACAACCAGTGGCTTGATGAGGCCGATGCCGAGAGTTCTTTCCGTAATCCTAATTATAATCCCGATCTGGGTTATGGGTATCATACGCCTAGGTTCGATAAGTACAAGAACGAGGCTTTTTTCAAGAAATACGGTATTACCAACGAGGGGGAGGAAGCTACGATCAATAAGGATAAGTGGGAGATGAGGAAGGAGCTGCTTAACATAAGCCGTAAGGCTATGGAGGATTATGATGAGCGATTCCGGAACATCTACCAAATACCACAGATATCCAAGGGCGGCGTGGAGAGGATGGTGCAGGCCGGGGTTGACCCGAAGGCGGCCATCGGCAACGCCGTACGTGATATCGTTGGCGAGAGGGTGGATGACCCTATACATGGTCAGGGGCAAGACCTAGGAGGGATTGATGAGAACGATAACAAATATCGTATGATCCCCAAATACTATCTTAGTAAGTTGGAGAACGCCGATGACGTGTCCCATGACTTCGCCTACTCCTATTCCATGTTATCCTTACAAGCGACCTCTTACAAGTATAAGAGGGCGGCCTTGGATGATGTCATGGGATACAGGAACATGATGCTGGAGACGCAATACGACGGCGGTAAGAACCCAGAGGCCACTCACGCCTATAGAATGTTTCAGGACTGGGTTAACGCCAGTATCTATGATGTTAGGATAAATAATAAGCGGGCAGAATGGAATATAGGTAATTATAAGGTCGATCTTAATAAGCTGGCTCTTATGTTTACCAAATTCGTATCCAAATCCAACTTAGGCTTCTCCCCATTCGTCGCGGCTACCGGCGCCCTTACCGGGCAGGCCAACTTCCTTTTGGAGGGTATGGTAGGGCAGTATATAAGCAAGGACTCCATGAAATACGCCTATGGGGAAGCCCAGAAGCAGTTAAGTACGTACGTGTCGGAGATCGGGGATATAAACCGCACCAACAAGCTATATGTCGTTGGAGAGGCTCTAGGCGTGTTCAATGTCCGTAACCGTGTACGATCGGCAGCGTATAACAAAATCTGGAGAACCTTATTCCGGGACCTGCCGTTTAAGATGATGGAGGTTCTTAACTCCCCGTTGGATCCGCAGGTCATTATATCGGTCATGGATGATACCCGCCTATACGAGGGTCAGTTTTGGTCATACTCCAATTTCAAGGAGATGATGATGAAGGATAGGAATATGTCCGCTAACGAGGCTAAACGTGATTGGGAGCGTTTAAGGGATTATTCTATGTGGAACATGGTAGATGTCAAGGACGGAAAGATCGTGGCTAAGAACGAGGCTAACAAGGATATTATAGACCGATATATACCCACCTTGTCCAGTAGGGTAAGGAGTATGGTGCAGATCTGTGACGGCGCCTTGAACGAGCAGAACCGGGTGGGGGCTAGCCGGAACGCTATCCTTAATATGGTGCTGCCTCACCGTGGATGGTTTATATTGGCCGTACAGCGGGCGTATAAGAAAGCCGGTTTCAATTTCCAAACCAACCAGTTTGAGGAAGGATATATGAGAACGTTATGGAGACTGGCCGGTAATGTCTATGGATCGATGTCCGAGGGCAGGATGGGAGAGGCATATGACGTGCTTAAGGAAGAGTATGATAAGCTTACCCCCTACGAGCAGATCAATATCAAGAGATCGATTATCAACATGGCGGTATTCGCTACGATGATGGCCATAGGACGGGCTTTGATGGGATATAGGGAGGATAATGAGGATAGCTGGTTCGGGCAGTTCATTACCTACATCGGGTTCAGGACGATCAATGAGATCGCCTCCCAGACATCCCCGTTCATGGAGCTTAACGCCATAGACATGCTACAGGATCCGTTGGTCACCGCCCGGAAGTTAGGCGACCTCACCGATCCTCGAAACTGGGATCCGTTCGCTACCGTCCAGACCGGCGTATATAAGGGCGAGAGCAAACTATGGAGGCAGCTCATGAAGTTCTCGTTTGGTAAGCAATGGTATAATATCAAGACGGCTAGGGATATTAAGCAGACATCCGACTACTGGTTGATGACCAACGGAATGACGATGGGATTCTTCTTAGGAGGCAGGGATAAGGATGAGTCTGGGGAGGACGCTAATTGGTATTTTGACAGGGGAAGATAGCTGATATAGTATGACAAGAAAAAAAATAGCCAGCAGATTGCTTAAAACAATCAGATTGGCTATTTTTGTATTCCCACCTATCCATCCCGGACGGATGGGAATAAATGATTATCAACTATGAATGCAAATGTAAGCATTTATCAAGATTCCGTGAAGGATAGTAGCGGAATTTTGACGTCTGAATCCAACGAAATGGGATTGTCTACTATTTTTAATTACAATGGGAATAATGTAGCTTTTATCAAGACCAGTTATGGTATTCTTATTAATGCCACTGATATGGCTCGCCCATATAATAAGAGACCTGTTGACTATTTAAGGCAAATATATGTAAATGAATTAGTTAGTACAATTGTGAGCCAGACACACATATCTGAGGATCAATTAGTTATAAAAATGAGAGGAAGCTCTGAAAACGGAGGAGGGACATGGTTGTATGAGGATGTGGCTATAGATTTCGCCCAATGGCTTGATGTTAAATTCAAAGTTTGGTGTAATTCTAAAATAAAGGAGCTTCTTACTACTGGTTTAGTGAAACTGCCAAATTTTAATAATCCTCCGGAAGCAGCAAGAGCATGGGCCGATGAGTATGAGGCTAGGATGAAAGCTGAGAAGGAAGTTAGATTAGCTTTGGAGGCTAAGGAAAAGATTGAGAAAGAGAAGAGGATGGTTCAAGCTGAATTAAATACAGCTATAGATACTATAAAGGAGAATGAACCGGTAATTGATATGTTTAAAAGGTCTATTCCAAGAGAGGGTGTCCTTATCCGTGAATCATCAAAATATTTTGAGCAATTTGGCTATTATATCGGGATTAAGAACATGTATCCGTTATTACAGGAATTAAAATATGTTTTTAGGAATGAGAGAGGTAGGATAGAGGCATATCAGTCCGCTCGTAATTCTGGATTAGTTACATATGGATCTGATCCTGGTGATGAATATTGGGAGGCTAAGGCCGTGACTGTTATGATAACATTAAAGGGATTTGTTAAACTGGAAGAATTGTCAAGAAAAAAAAGGAGCGTTTTTGAGAAATATGGTCGGTTCACGATATGATGCCCCTCACTGCGATTATTCTGATAAAGGCAAGGCTATTAGAGCGCTTACTGGCGATAATAGGTTCACTAAAGATATTGATTATAAATTTTTTACCCAAAATGGTAAAAACCCTACTGAGGGAAGATCAACAATTGTATATACGATAACTGCATTTTGCGTGGAATGTTTGATAACAAGGAAAGAAAGATGAGTATAAATAAATAGTTATACCATTGATAATTAATGTAATCCAAAAATGGATTTACATAATAAGAGAAGGATAGGCGATTATCATCCTATCCTTCTTATTTTCGTTATCGGTTATTATATTTATACACAAAATCATCCACATCCATATACTCACACCCGAAGTTTTCCGCCGTCTTCTTATCGGAGTCGGAGAACTGCCCTTCTTTTCCGGAAGCGTCCCCGATCATCAAGATAGTATCGTATACGATCTTTTCTTCCTCATCTTCATCGTTATTCATGTATTCGATGAAATCCATATACTCTTTTATCATCCCTATATTTGGCTTCCTATTGGCATTGCGCTTATTATTGCTGTCACAGTAATAAGCGCTTACGGATATATCCGTGTAATCTTCCAAGGCGTTTGATATGTAATCGAATTTATACTCAAACATCTCTCTGTCTACGAATCCTTTTTCTATACCTCCTTGATTTGATATTATCAGTATATCATCAGGAGCGTAATTCTTGATAGCCTCAAACACGTCGAGTTTGATTTTCATATCCCATATACCTTTAGGGAATGTATTCCCTGATACCGTCTCAATCAGTGTCCCGTCTAAATCTGTTATTAACAATTTGCATTTTTTCATGATTAAAAATTTAAATAATATATAATTACCATAATTATTTATTTTTATTATCTTGCCTAAGGTAAATCTCTATGATTTATAAGAATTATACGCAAGTAATATATCCTCATTGTCTACCCAGCTCCCATTAAGGTTGCCGTTTGGATGAAAAATCATTTCAAACACCACATCATTGGCAATTTGTTTTTGCTCATACAGTTTTACGAGATTTGCGCTTTCGCTTACCATATCTATACCTTGATATTTATATACCTCTACATAGTAGTAGTATCCAAGTAATTGTTTTATAGGGGTAAATCTATTGTCTTTATCAATACACTTCCATATGTCATTCAGATATACTTTGTTATTCTTGAGATAAGCCATTTTATCATGATTTTTCATTGCCTGCTCATCATAGTCCATCGTCTCACGGAATATGACATTGTCAATATAGAGACTATTATAATAGTCAAGATAACGTATAATTCCATTCATGTCATTTATTCCCTCTTTTAGCAGTAAACAGCTCATGCGTGGACGGAGATTGTTGGCTTTAGCGAATATAGCTATACGGGCAATATCATCGTTGCTACAATATCCGTTCTCATATTGCATAATGTGTTTGTTTATCTCCTCGTCAAAATGAGCTTTACTGATATTGAGATGCTGGAAATGGTTATCCGTGATATGTTGCAGTATCGACTTACCCTCCACGATATCAAACAGGCCTGATCCGTTTGTAGTCAATGTTCTTTTCCTGTAGCCATATTTTTCGATAAGCCTCAGGATTGGCACGAGTCTTCTTGATTTTGTAGGCTCCCCTCCTGTGATTGATATCGAAGGATTAAGCGGTCTAAGCCTGTTAAGTATATCGTCAAGTCTGGACAGATACTCATCATCAGACGCTATCTTGCTTTTCTTATACATTTTCCCCTTGTTCTCGAACCTAAGCTGGGCAACACAGAATTTGCAATTGGCGTTGCAGTAATCGTCAGTAAAGATACTTAGGTTAACGTTCGAATACACCCTGCGCCTTTTCCCGTCAAAGTCAAAATCATTAAACGTATATTCGTCAACATTGAAGCATTCTTGCCTCTTCTCTCGTATATTTTGAAATTTCAATGCATTCATTTTATTATAATTTAGATTCATGTTTTGCCCTCTCTTCCAAATTATGTCCAAAACACTCGCCATCAGAAGCGTAACAACGCCATTCATCATACACGTCGTTTATCCTCAAAGGTGGAAGAGATTTGTCATTTTCAGCCCTGCCGTAGGAGTTAAATAGGTGGAAGCTTGATATGTCTATCATCTCTTGAGGTAGTTCGTCCTTAAGCGTATCTAGCTCCTTATCGGTATATCCTCTTACGTTTATGGCAAAATTCACATATGGTATAAACTCACAAGCCGAGATGATGTTCTTGAGATAATTGGCGAATTTAATGACAAACTTATGGTTGAATACCGTTTTAAGGTAGGTGTTGTAAGATAACTTCACGGTTATCCTCTTCTTGTTCCTTACCGCTATTTCGACGATCTTGTCGATATGCCTGTCGAGCATGAAGGCATTGGTGTCTATCACGACCTCTTCCACCTTTTCGAGCGTGGAGATATATTCCATGAATAAATAAAATTGCGGATGCGTGGTAGGCTCTCCTCCTTCTAGTTGCACGATATATGGTACATCCATATCTTTCATGATTTTATGGATAGTATCAAAGTTCATGAATGATTGCTTTTTGCTGTCTGATTTCATACAACAAAATGGGCAACATACATCACAATGGTTTGTGATATTTATGTATAACTTATTTCCACGTATCATTACCAATCTCCTCCATTTTTCTTATAATCTCCTTATATTTAAGGTTGTATATAATCACCATATCTTATAATAAATATTCCTCTATTTTTTTAGCCATGTCAATAAGCATTTCGCATTTAAGGTCGTTAAACTCCCTACAAAATCTCATTTCCTCCTCATGTTTTTCCTCTGGCGATCTGCTGTCGTTTATACTATAACATGGCGATGAATATACTGGGATAGGTTTCATGGCCTCTATAGCCAATTTAATAGCCTTTTCTTTGATATCGCTCATACCATTTTCTTTTTGCTCCCAGATCATGCCGCTATGAAGGCAATTAGGATCATTAGCATGATCTATTGAACAAATCCCTTTGTCGTAAAAACAACATCCCGTACAACTCTCTTCTTCTATCTCAGGGATAGCTATGTATTCTTTCCCTTTATATATTTTAACTTCTCCTTTTCTTATCTTATTCATCTTATTAGATTTTTATATCCTACATGTTTCAACTGCTCTTCGGTAGCTTTCTCCTTCGGGAACTTCCCGTGCCATTTACCGGGCACCACGACATCACGGCCGTCTGGGGAGGTAGCTAGCCTCCCGCATTCGCTGCACAGCCCCATACCCTTGTACGGCTGTAGTTCCTTGGCATAGTCGAATTTATCGACCATATACTCGTTTGTCAACATCCAGTAACTAGACGTAGCGGTATTATCAACGCAACCGCATTTAGCGCATACAAATAAGCTCATATTTCAGTATCGTTAAATATCGTTATCCTTATCATCGTCAACCCTCTCCACCTTAATCGTCCCCATATCGCCTGAAGGTAACGTCATGTCGCTATACACGTTATTCCAGTTCTCGTCAATAGCCAATTGATGCAGTATTGATCTATATATCTGGTAGGTATTTCCGATAAGTCTCTTTCTATTGATCATATCTTTACTACCTCCATCATACCCTATATGTTCATAGTCTTCGAGATCCGGGAACAGCCTTCTTCTTATAGCCATCGAGTTGTTTGCTATAAAGCTTCTTATCCCCAGCGACTCCGTCCTGTCCATATCATCTATCAAAGTTTCCGTGGTATGCTGAAGATCCATGTCTCCGGCTGCGTATCTGCTTATGTCTTCCACGCACCGGGATATCAGCATCAGTTGTTCCCTTGTTAGGGTTATTTTGTAAAGTTGCTTGTTGTTTATAACCATCTATTTGTTCTTTATATTAATTACTTCCATTTTATACTTCTCTGGGTACTCTAGACATGTGCATACTACTAAAATAGAATCATTCAACATGGTTGCTTTATTACCCCTATCATCTACATAAACAGTTTTAGGATAATAATCAACATCTTCTTCTTTTTTATCCTTACATCCTATCATGATAAGAGATAGGATAATAATACTTGCTTTAATCTTTGTCATAACAGCTCCATCCCATTCTTTTATATCACGTCTCCTTGTTTCATCTTGTCTATTTTATTAATCTCATTATCAATATAGCAAAGTTGGATATTATCCATACTATAGATATCCAGAATGTTATACTCAACATAAATCCTATATTCTTAGGTATAGGATCTATTCTTCTGAATGTTAAGATCATGTATATAAATGTCTTTATGTTCACAATTTACGATATTTTTCTATATAGTTAACTATTAAATCTTTAACTCCTTTTGGGACATCTACCAGTTTGAGATTACCTTGGAATATGTCCTTGCCGTACTCATCCATAATCTCCCCGAATGAAGGATTCATGACTCTTGTTGACATAGATATCGGTTGATCAGTGTCAAATTTGATAACGATCTTCTTTCCGCCGTTTATCGCCTTTTTAAAAGCCACGTAAAGCTTTCGACCTTTTATTATATCACAATTCCCTTTCAGGATATTAGACATATGTATGACATATTCTTTCTTCGCATCTCCGGGGTTGTCCATAAGCTTAAGATCTCCTCCAACATCTTTCCATTTCCTGAAGCACGGGAAACATAGACCGTGATTTGCCTTGGCGTGTCTAGGTATCATCCTGCTGCTGCCGGCTGGGATCGTATCGCCACAGCAGATACACGTCCTATCCTTGTTGGTGCGCATCGGCACATAGCTCTTTATCGGGTATTCTTTTCTTTTATACATCTTCTTCTGTTTTCAAAATTATCATCACCATACTCATAATTAGGACAAGCTTTGTTGCTTGGACGCCTTACGTATGTTGTTTGTTTCCTATTATGTTTCCTGTTAGGGTTTATATAATGGTCACACACCTGCCAAATAGAACAACATACCTTGCCATATCTTTTCGCCCACTCCTGATCATGTAGATGTATACAAGTGGCGCAAGTCGGATTCTTAAGCTTATCCTTGTTATCATCTATGATCTTATTAACCCGATCAAGAATAACGGACATATGCTCAGCATACATAACATCGAATACATCCGGCTTCGGAAGATATGTCATCGAGCTTATATCTATATCTATTTCCTTGGATTTGTCATAAACGGATTTGTATTTCCTTTTCATCAAATCCTTTAATTGATTTACCTTCTTATCGTAAGTCCCCATATTTCACTCAGTTTTCCATCCCTGTTCCCTTAATAAATTCACCATCATCTCCTTTATCTTAGGGCTAATGGCTTCGGTAAGTATATCAGCGGCCAAGTTAATAGAGAAGCTGGTCATCCTAGATTCTCCTATATACTTCTCGCTGGTAACTTCTTTCACGTAGTCATGAATATCCTTAATCATCTCGTTCTGAGATCTCAGGAGATCCAGTATCTCATCAATCTTATCATCCATTTTTCTCGAATATACCTGATAATAACCAGACAATCACCATCAAAAAGAAACACAACCCAAGCGCCTCATCCGGGTAATCATGCATAGCCTCTAAAATTCCCCTCATAACTTAACATCCATTTTGTTGATTATCTTATAAAATATATCTCTAGTCAGCTCAATATCGTAAGTAGCGTCATGGAGCTTATTCTCGTCGATCTCAATACCCATAGTCCTGGCTACGGTCATCAACTTAAAGTTCTCCATATCGTTTCTTACACCCATCAGGAACGGTGTCACCATAACATATACATCCATACAGTTAGGATAAAACCATGATCCGAAATACTTATCCCCACATTGGGTAAATAAAGCCCGTAGAAAGTTGTTGTCGAATCCTGCGTTGTTATACCCCACCAAATACATTTTATCCCTCTTGTCGAACTTATTCACGTATTTGGATAATATACCAACTAACTGCCTGTACCCTTCTTCCATAGGCTGATACGACTGCACTTGCTCCAAGGTAACACCAGCCACATCTAGCGCCTCTTGCTCTATCGTGGCGGCAGGGTTCGGGGCTAGGCGGATGTCGAACCTCTCGACCTCCTGCCCGTCGATATCCACGATCCCTCCTATTTGGTGTATCCCGTTTCTCCAGAACTTAACACCGGTTGTCTCTAAATCGAAAAATAGCAATTTGCTCATATCTATTGATTTTTTAAATGTTCCTTAATCTTCTCCAATGCCTCATAAGACAGATAGCTGTCTATAGTATTATCGCTATCTATTTCCAGCAACTCATTAAACAAGTCTTTAGCCAATGCTTTCCACTGCTCTCCCCAATCACGGAGATTCTCGACCTTTGACCGTATATCCTCGAAATAAGAATCTACGTCTGATTTGATTGATTTTGAATAGTATTTAACATCCTCCTCATCCCCATCCATAATATAATCACATTGTGTCCTGATATCTTTTATATGGCTATCTATATCACTGCACATATAATCAACAGGTTTACGTATATTGAATATAGCTTCTGACGTAAGACCGGTTATATCTTGTATGTCTTTTAAATTACCCATGATTTAATCAATTAAATACCAACCATCCACCTGCAAATCCCATTGCGAAAATAGATAAGATTATAGATGTGAATAATATCCAATCTTTTGTGCTTAGCTCATTATTATCTCTCTTTATTTTCTCAAGATAATCATATATAGCTGTATAAACAGCATGGTGAATATTCTCGTCTCTAGCCCTTACGATATTATCATATTCATTATATCCTAGATTATGGGTGGCGCTTTCGATCCTCATATTCCCCGTAACCTTTTTATTTACATCGAAATCGAAACTAACCACTATATCGGTGGTTAGGGCGCTGGCGATTTTGCTTTTTATCTCATCATTACTGAGATTAGCATCGTGCACTAATCGCTCATAGTCTTTATCGTCAAGAATTATCTGTTTTTTTAATGTTCATATCCCTAATATTTCTGCTACATAAACAAATCCATAACATATATAATTATCAGCGTCATGCTCACCCCAATTCACATGCCATACGACGGCGCACGGGAAATATAATGGCATATCCTCAGCCATAGGATCCTCTTTGAAGTCATCAATGTTTATCTTCTCCCTCCACCTCCACAGGTCTTGGATATCGTTCAAAATTAATTTCTCCATAACTATGACGGATATTAGATGTTAGTAATTCTATAGCCAAGCTGATCATGGCTCCCGCTTCCGTAAGTTTATTCATTTGGGCGTACACCCTGTGCTCTGCGCTACGATAAGTCTCCCTGCTGCTTATGGTATCTAGCAAATCATCTATAGCGTTTCTAAGAAGATTGGTTATTCCTCTTTCTCCCATACCCTTGAAATAATAAATATCACGACCAACGTAAAACATGTCCTGACATCTTTTAGCTACGTACTCTATTCCGGATAGATGGTATTTCTCGTTGTCTATCTCCACCTCTCCTTTTTCTATAGCCCTCAACAACTTCCAATCTATCGTTACATAAGTTTGACGATTTTTTACCTTTACATAGGTATATCCGCCATAATGAGAACCCAGCGTCCTCATCGTTAGCTCATTGACTTTTTGTTTGTTTTCATCCATAATAATCAGGTTTTTAATGTTGATACAAAAATACGATTTAAACAAAAATAAAAGCATGAATAATATTAAAATAATATTAATCATGCTTAAATATAAATATATTCCTTCTAGTTCTCACGGATATACGTATTCGTACTCATCTGGAGGAGATGTCTTATATTCAACATCGCACTCCATATTGGTGTAATAGTTATCCCCTTTTCTGTATACTAACGCTACCCAACAGTCATATTTTTTGCTGTATCCTATAAGAGGGACATTGGCCATAGGTGGATTATCCACCGTTTTGTATCTTATTCTTGTTACTTGCTTCATGTTCTCATGGATATAAATATTCATATTCTTCCGGTGGATATATTTCAAATTCAGCATCATACTTCATGCAGGTGTAGTACTTATCCCCTCTCCTGTACATTACTTCCCACGGACAGCTATATTTTTTGTTGTATCCTAAAAGAGGAACCCCTTCTATAGGAGGCTTATTTTTCGTTTTGTACCTTAATTTTGTTATTTGCTTTATGCTCATATAATCTTATGTTTAAGTAATTCCATCATCATCGAAAACAATGTGTCTACAAGAAGTTTCTCGCTACTCCAATATATAGGGATCTCATCTATATCTCTATACGTTACAGACCATGCATGTTCTAGCTTATAACATTCGAATGTACAACCCTCTATCTCATATGGGAGTAAATTCAGTAACGTCCCTACATCCCAAACAGGGTTGGATATGTCTGGGGTAACGGCCTCGATCAGTCCTATACGACCAGCGTCATCCTCCATAGAATGTAATTGATCCAGATACTTGTCTCTGAAACCGATGGCGGTGGAGATAGGAAGGCCGGCCTCGACCAGCACCCTCCCCTGTTCTTTTGTGGTGAATATCCTTTCCTTCATAATTTCATTTTCCTTTCTACCGTAACGATCGTATCATTATGCCATCCCCCATGAGCCACAAGAAGAATCTCCTGCTGCTCGAAACCAAGCCCGGCCCCTATACCGCCGGAGTTCCACGCGCAGGTAATGACCACCCCTCCTTTCTTGGTGATCCTAGCTATCTCCTTCTTCTGTCTAGCCCAATAACTAGATTGCGTTGTTTGCATATTAACAGCACCTCCAAGTCTTTTATACGATTCAGATACCTGTCTCGCAGAATATGGTGGATCATATAGTACCATATCAGCTATATTATCATCAAGATGACACAAGAAGTTCGTGGCGTCTTTATGATACATAGCTTTAGTCTCAGGGTCAAGATCGTTGGTGATCGTCCCTATATCGCTGTTTCTGGCGAACGGATCCACTATAACCATCCCCTCTTCTCGATATTTGTCTATAAGTTCCCTTATCGGTCTTATGCTGAATGTCTCACTGTTCGGCATTGACCATTTCTTGTTTATAATCATCTCTTAATTCTGTTTGGTATATAATTACCTTCATATTTATATGTGTTATTTCTATAATGTAAATACAGGTACATAAATTGAATAGGGCTATTCACCATGCCCTTATCAGTAGGATCATCGTATTTATCAAGCCAAAGACGAAGTGCCCCCCAATCGATATCCCGTCGGTCACATACCATGCAGGCTAGGTTAGCCCCGAACAGCTCCCCTCCGCTACGTAAAGACTCGTTAAATCTCTTGGCTAGCCTTTTCTTGAATCCTTTATTGTACCAAATACCGGAGGTGGCGGCATAACAGTAATAAGCGTTATATTTCATTTTCACACCCATCTTCTCAAATAAAGGCGTATGCCATATCCTGTCAAGGAAGAATACTATTCCACGATAGATAAAGGTTCGGAGATTCTTCCTGTATTTCTTCCCTAAGAAGCTATCTACACAAGATATAGTCCCGCCTGAATAGTACCAGTTATTGGCACCTCTCTTGACCTTATCCGTCATCTTGAACTTATTCTTTCTATCCTCTACCCTATCCCAAGGCTTTAATTTATCCTCATTAAATGTCGGGCAATAATGATAGTAATGATTGATCCATGACAGATATGGGTTGTATATCGTGTATCCATTATCGCTGACATATGAGTTCATATCATACCCAAGTTCCTTGGCTAGAATAGATCCCTCATCAGCTAATACCTTTAATATCGGATTTAAGTTCCATATCTGATCTTGGCTAACAAACATCGAATAGCATGGGTCTTCATCCTCTCCATACCATCCACCCATACCGCTCACTATTTTATCCAAATCAAGTGAATAATCTTTCCCGGATGAAAAGTCATCTCTAAGAAAAAATCCTCTATATGGGATCATATCATATATACCCGGTTGATCCTCAAACATATGTTTAGCGTTCTCGGTCAATCTAATCAATGTTTGTAAGACAGAAGATATATCTATGGGTGCATATTCACACCCATAGACCTTATTATTTATCCAAAGATATTGAAGAAGCTCGGCTATATTAATAGTCCCGTCCTCTACATATCCTGTCTTGTTATCGAAGTTTATTTTGGCTAGAGGTATATTACTTCCTTGTGGTTGGTCACTTTTTTCATTACAACAATGCACGAACCTGCCAAAGAATATATCCTTCCAGCCAAAATATTTATCCCTTATCGTCATAAGCCTATTTCTTGTCGTATAACGACATGACGTTAATAAGATCAGCTTTTCTGGCCATCCCCTCAAGTTTATTAAAGCCATCCATGTTATCACCGCTGACGATGATAGTAGGATATACCTCTATACCGTACTTGGATATTTCCTCCTCCGTGGCTTTGTTCTCCGGGATCTGGTTTAACGTGACCTCACCCTCATACTCCTGTAATGTGTTGGCGATAATATATCGCATGTAGTCGCTGTATTCAGCGTCTTTCTTCGTGAAAAAATCAATTCTTACCATCTCAAATAGTTATTAATCTGTTAATAATCAAATCAGCGGTAAATATAGCATTATCTACCTCATCTATACTCATCTTTCTCCCATCGAAATTGTTAGATAATAAATCCTTAACAATCTGATATCTACGCTGCTCCCAATTTACGTCTACATCAAAATTCAGATTCTTTACATAATCATAATTTAATTCATTATAACTGTAACTGAGATACTTAACTATCGGGAATAGGCTATCATCAATAGTGCGCTTGATTACATTAACGTATTTACCTGTTCTTTTGTCGATAGCTCTTAATCTCTCATCTACTACTCTTTTTCCTGACTCTTCCATTCTATAAGCCCTTTGTTATGTTTATCGTAATATAATAACGCTATGGCGTTCCAGCAAATTTGTGCCAAATGCATCAGCCCTGTCTCCTTATCATATCTCTCGCCTTTCATGTACGCCGTCATATGGCGAAGTAAAGCCGCTCTATATCTCTCAAATCCATCAGGTATATTCTGCCATGAATTGTCGGCGTATTTCTTAGCCCCCTCCGTATATACCCTCACGATATCCTCTATCTCAGCCAAAGGAAGGAGATCCCACCGAAGCTTGCCGTCGGCCCGGTCGTCCTTGCCGCTGCCGTCTTTCCCTACAAGCGGTCCGCTTTCCACCACCGCGTCTCCTATTTTTGGCTTCCCGAAATTCATCGCCTCATCTGCCGTCTCATCATCAATAAGCCTTAACTTGATAGCCCTGCTTAACGAGACAACCATCTCCTCATCAACCCAAATAAATTTATATGTCTCATCAAATAACGGTTCTATTTTCATTATCCCCGTATTGTCGGCGGTTTCAAGTACCTCAAATACCTCACCATCATAAACAACCTTGTCGTATTTGCTAAATTCCTCTTTCATTTCAAACTCCTTTTTGTTTTATTAATAAAATTCACTAAGATCCCTGCATTCCGGTGTCTCTCCTGTCATAGAATAAAGCTCACCAGATGATAGATATACGCAATGCGAGGTCTTCCCGTCCCTCCACTCGCTTTGCTTCGTAATTCCGCAAATAGCGCAGCGTTGGATCCCCGGACCCGCCTTTATCCATGAATGCCGTACGCTCCTCTTCCTTGTCCTGTTGGTGTCATTAAGCTTTCTCATGATCAATCCTCCAAGACCGTTACAATTTTATCTTTCCTGATAATAGCCTCATTCCCGCTCCTTACATCAAAGCATCTCCCTTCATCTGCCTCCTTGAAATAAAGAACGCCATTGTACTCGAATAAACCGAAGCCGTAATCATCCAGCTTCATCTCGTTAAGTTTCTTGAATTTATACACGTTTTTCATATTCTCCATATTATATTGCATTACTGGAAATATCATTATGATACTTATACCTATTACAAGCAACCCTGTGTAAAACTTTTGTGAATCATATTTTTTCCATCCCTCCATCATCATGGCAAAGGAGATTACTGTTATTATAATAATAGATATCAACCCTACCATATCACATCCTCCTTTCTTTCAAAAATCCCATCATATCCTCCACGCTAAGCTGGAATCCGGCAGCCGCCTTATGACCGCCGCCACCGGGGTTGGCCTTGCGTGCCAGCACCGAGACATCCACCTCCTTCTTGGTGGTATAGAACGCGCATCTGAAGAATCTCCCGTTCCAGCAAAATGGCATCATCAAATCATGTTTTCTAGGATCGTACATAGACTCGAATGTGGTGGAGTTAAACTCCGTGGTATTCATACATATAGCCTTGTACCCAAATATATCTGCCTCGAATGAGAACATATTCATCTCCCCTCTGTTTTTCCCTACTATATACTCTATTATAGCCTCCCCGTTATTTATCATATCATTCACTAAGTTGTTATCGGCTTTATCTAGTACATCCTTAACAATGTTTACATCAAGACCGCAATATCCCCTCATCCCGTATTGGAACGCCATGACATCACTCCACTCGAACCTGTCGTGATCCCATACATCATAAGCACTCAATAATTCTACCACATTAGGAGTTTTGATGTCATCGAAAAGATATTCCCACGTAAGCTCACAGGCCGCCGTCCCGATACGCCTCTTGCCCTTTACCTCGTAATCCCTCATATCGTCTATGGCGGTCTTATGATGGTCTATCCATACGACATCTATACCTTTCTCTTTCCACTCATCGAAAAGGAATCTTGTTCTGTTTCCAAATGACACGTCAACTACAAATACCTTATCATATTTATTCACGTCAGGTATTTCCTTGCCGTAATTGTAAGGAAGAAGATCAATGTCCCCTTTGAAATACTTTTTTACTATAGCCGCTGACATTACTCCGTCAAGGTCAGCCTCATGATATATACATCCTGTCATAATCTATTGTTTTTGATTAAAAAATCTATGTATTCTTTTATATCCTTGTTCCTATCATTATCCCAGTCAAATGTCTCGTTTATGAATTTGAAGTACGATACTGGGATCGAATGCAACATCCACCCACAATATTTCCCGAATGTCATTACCGTAGAGCCAAGGGGATGATCCGGTCTCCCGGGAACAGGGGCGGCGGTTACGCCCTGCGCCAGCCCCCTCCTACGATCTTTCTTGGCTGCTTTGATATCCAGATCTGTTTTCGTTACCTTATCCCCCATCGGGATATTAGTTATTAGCTTATCGCCGATAAACATCCCCCATCCATATCCTTTGTAGTTCTCTATACTAAGTTTCCTTATATCACCGAACCTTGACGAGTTGTTACAACAATCAACGACCAAAGCACTATCCTTTCCGTCTTTTATACGGACTGCCCTTCCAAGCCACTGATAAAACGATGAGAATGAGAATGTCGGTCTCCCTACTATCACGCAATCCAGACCCGGATGATCGAATCCCGTACCGAGGGCGGAATAGTTGAACACTACCCTCGTCCCACCTGACTTGAATCTCTCGACTATAGCCTCCCGCTGCTTCTTTGGCGTGCCTCCGTGAACTACCTCCGCCATGCCAGCGCATATCTTGGCGTTCATCCATTCGGCGGCAGTATTACAGCTCTCAACAGAATCCATAAATACCAGTATAGATCTGCATACGTCTTTTAATACCATCAACCGACGTAAAATAAGATTGTTTAAGCCATTTTTTCTCACCGCTTCACTAATAGACCCAGCCGTATATTCGGAGCCGTTAGAATTAAGTTTAAGGGCATCTCCATTGAAATCCCATGTCTCGTACTTAAGAGGTGTCCAAAATCCTTGCCTTATCATCTCCTCTACCTGTATCACGTGAATCAGGTTCCTGAAATATACCGGTCTCATACGAGTGATGAAATTAAGCTGGGAATATGACACCTGCCCTATCGACATCGTTTTAAGCCTGCATGGTGTAGCGGTAAACCCTATCACCTTTTTCGGTTTCAGTTCATTCATGAATGTCATAAACTCGCTACCATCCTCCGGGCTATAACCAGCATGAGCCTCATCTATCAATACATTTCTGATCCCCATCTCCTTAAGCTTATCAACAACCTTCTTGATAGACCCTAACGTGGCGTATATCATGTTAGACAGCTCTTTCTTACCACAGGAAGCGGAGTAGATGGTAGCCGGTATGCCATACGACGTTATCTTGTCGTGGTTCTGTTGCAGCAATTCTTTTGATGGTTGTAAAATCAGCGTCTTATCTCCCATCAATCTAGCCGCCTCTGCTATCAGCAGTGACTTACCGCAACCTACCGGCCCTACGATTAATACCGGATCGCTCCTATCAGAGTTTATGTAATCGGAGATACTTTTAACACACTCCTCTTGATATGGTCTTAACTTGTATATCATTTGGATCTGTAGTTATCAAAAACGTCTTTTACGTACTCTAATCTTATCGCACACTCCCGGTCATCGTCCATTTTCACCATCAAAGTTTCCTTGGTCTTGCTTACGGCTACCACCTCTCCTGTTCCTATCTGGGTATGGACTATGTCGCCTATCTTTATATTACATTTAATCATAATCCAGCTTCTTATTAAATTCCTCTATCTTGCTCCTATCTGTCTCATTCACCATCTCAGCCTCTTCCTTGAATATGTCATACCCTTCCCGGATATTGTCTCCAACCATATTCTCTATCATCTCCCTTAGCTCATCGCTTCTTACGGCGAAAGATATTTGGAACGATTTACTTGTGCCTTTCATCAGGTAATCAATCTCCTTTTTACATTCTGCCATTAACCGATCCAGATTATCGAACTTAACGAACTTGGAGTTGCCATTGGCTTTCCTTACCCCATCCTTAAAATCCTCCAATATCCCGTTAAATACATCCGCCATACACATCATGGAATGTAGCCATACCAGCATATTGAATTTATATTCATTATCAGCGTTATTCATCAAACTCACCAAGGACTCGCTTTTTGTCAACATGATCTTCGATTCCCGGTCTACGATATCCTTTATCTCCTGCCGGCATTTCATGGCACCAACGAAATCCATTTTAGAATAACATTCATTTGATTTCTCTACCAATTTCCTAATATCCTTTCTAGACATCAGAAGATCCAATACCTGTTTTTCTCTTTCGTTTTTATCCATAATCATTTATTTATTGACACAAATATAATTAAAGCCTAGATATTTACCTAGGCTTTTTAATAAAGTTAATCTTTTTTATTCTTTCTTTTTGACTCATCCCAATCCGATGAGTACCTGCATGTCCCTTGTTTGTGGATCGAGAAATCGCACCAAAAACACAAGGGCTTGGGGCGGGGTTCAAGGCAGGCCGGCTGGCGTCCCATGAGGTAGCGCTTCTCGTACTTATACCCCTGTTTGGCGTCGTCCCAAACGTGAGCTTGATAGCTATCTATTTTATTTGTCTCGAAATCATACATGTCAAGGAGAATATCGTTAAGTTCCTTGACCGATCTCTCTACTTTCTCCTTATCTACCTTCACGTTCTGATTGTCCAGCATGCGGGTAAAGAAATAGCTGCACATATCCGGTAATACCTTGTACTTTCTCAGTATGTAGAAGGCGTATATCGGATGCTGGAGATTGTGAAGCAGCTTATCCTCATCGAATAATTTTCTCCCGGACTTCCAGTCTATCGTATACATAGCTATCCTGTCTTTTGTCTTATACTCTCCACGCCAGTCCACCGATCCTATGATATGTACCTTATCGTACGTCACGCCATCCAAGGTAAGTGGCTTGGGTAGCTTATAAGGCAGGACGAAGCCCTCCTCCACGCCGGCCGGTCTCGACCCCCGGACCACCTTCTCCATTGGCGTAAGATCAGACCATGCCTTCTTATAATTGCCAGCAGCATCCTTCTCAAACAACCCCACAATCCATCTTATTAGCCTAGCCGCATGTTGCATAGACTCGATCTGGGATTTTACGCTATCAAAAGGAATCTTCTCTATATCCGCATAGTAATTGAAAGCCTTACTCATATCCTCATAAGAAGGTCTACATCCGTTCTTGAAGAAATACTCCATTGTCTGGTGGATAACCGTACCATATGACGTAGCCTCGTGCTTCTCCGTGGATCTGTGACCCTCCACGTAAGTCTTATACCACTTATATGGACATTGGACAAACGTGTCTATCTGCGAGTAAGAAGCGGCGAGAACCTTCTCCCCATTTATTATCTTACACAAGAGATGTGTCTCCGGGATAGTCATCATCGAATATATTTAAATCAAGTGATGTTTCGTATAAATCATATGCTATATTTTGAAGGTGATGGAATCCTTTGATATCCATTTTAACAACTGTGTTACCCCATAAACGCGTGATACTTAAAACGTAATCTTTTGTTATTGTTATATCTCCTTTATTGCGGTAATCATGATTATCATAATCGTTAAATCCAATCCAATCCAATATCCTCTCATTCAAGCTTATTGGATAAACATCACATTCGGAAGTATACCACTTTATTGTGCCATTATCAATTCTGCGTTCGAGAATCAAACTCCCTTTGTCCTTATGCATACCGGTAATACATCCTATCCTCCATATATTACCATCCTTATCTTTCACAATATTGCCTATTCTTAACTCCTTAACTGAAATCATATTCTTCCTCCTCATTATTATCGTCATCGCAATCATCGACAAGAGGGGTCTCTAGCCCCTCTTCCCAATCATCATATCCGAAGTCCATTACTTACTCTCAAGCCAATCGTACAACATATCCACAAAAATCCCTACAGTTAGTTCATCGACAGATTTATCGCCAAAGACATCATCCGGTATCCTTATATCCATCTTTTCTTCAATCCCTATCAATACCTCTAATAAATCAAATGGATCCATAGCTAGATCGGATGACAAATTACTGTCTTCTCTTACATCGTCAATTACCTCTATATTATTAATGTAATTGAACTCATGCATTTTCTCGAATATCTCTTCCCTCACTATCTCCAATAACTCATCTCTTTTCATAATCCTTTAAATAATCGTACAACATATTTGTAAGCTCTCCTACCGTCAATTCGCGATAAGGCTTGACATCAAGCACTTCATCAGGTATATATCTACCAGTTCTCTTCTCCATTTCCATTACGACTTCCACGAAATCAAGGGAATCCAAGGCCATATCCGCGCCCAGCTCATCATTATTGGTTATCGATTCAGGATGATTAAGCCCATTAAATTCACCTACCTTTTCGAATATCACCTCTTTTATCATTCTCAATAATTTATCCTTTTCCATAATCTAAATCGACATTTTTAATCTTCTACCTAATTCTTTTTTTATATCTGATATCCTTTCGATATCCATCTTAACATCGCCTGTGATAGCGTATTCCTTATCCATTCTCTTTGGGGGATCCGGAAGCCGGCTTATGGCGAACAACCATGCCAGCTCCTTGTTCTTGTTCTCCCTAAGATACAAGTCAGACGTCATGCCATACATTTTTATGATCGTATCGAATAACGTTGATTCCGACAAACTCATATGCACGCTATACACATTTGATGGTTTCCAGATCAAGTTATCCAATCTCATCGTATATTCACGTTTAAGATCTATGTGGGATATTACGGCTCTTACTATAGGTTCTTCCTTGAAGTTGGTATTAGCCACGAACCATACGAGCCGTTTCTCTACCTCCTTAATAGCCCCTGTATCCTTCCCCATATCGTTATATACCCCAACGATACGGTCCCGGATCCCCTCGACCTCCGGGGTCAGGCCGGGCGTCTCTATCAGCATCAGCAACGACCCTCCCCTTGGTGTTATCTTCCACTTCCCATTCTTCTGAAGCTCGATATAACCAGATGCTTTATAACTATCTATTTTCTCCTTTGGAATGACGCTAGCCATCTCCTCTTTCTGCCGGATCATCAAAAGATACCCGACATCGGACATTGTTAATCCTGATGTCATCATCTGTTCAAAATTAATATACATAAGTTAATGAGTTAAAATATTGACCTAATCTTTCTAGCTATTTTCTCTACTATACCAGGATGATCGGTATCGTTGTATATGTTAATCAACGTGCGTAATATATATAGCCTTGTATACTTATCGGAAAGATTGAACCAAGCTTCCTCTATACGACTATTTATCGGCTTAAACATCCTCAACTCAGGTATAAGTTCATATGCTAAAACTTTTTTTCTATCCACTAATCCAAGCATATTAGCCGTTTCGGTTATAGCTGCACACATAGTTAACTCACGTCTACATTCTATAGCATTGTAAGCTCCTATCAATACCCTAAGGCCGTCTGCTTTCGATAATCTCTTTCCCTTTCTCATATTGTTTTACCGTATAAGATTCATTAGCCATACCAACCCTGCCAACTGATATGGATTGATTTATTGATTGATTAAGATGTCCTATAACCGACATCTTAGCCCTAACCGTATTGGCGCATCTTAGAAGGATGCGATAATCCTCTAACGCCCTCTCGTATCTTACGTCCACCCTAGCCCTTTTATCGGCGTCAGTCATGCTCTTACATGTCCCGTCCTCCCTCAGGCTTATAGCGATCTTGTCCCGTATGATCCTGATATCATCCTCGGCTATCACCAGCTCGGCATCAAGAACCCCCTTGTAAGAGCTAAGAAGATCCTCTACCGCCACTACCTCCCGCTTCAAGTTCTCCAATTCCAATACCATTGAGTTATCGTTCATTCTTTTATACTCCTGTACTTTATTGGATACCTCATCACAGATGCTCATGATCTCCTTCTCCCTGTCCCGGTTTATGATATACCTGATACTGTATTCGGCCATTTCCTTTAATGAGGATATAATCTCTCGTATGCCCATCTTGTTTTCGGTGGAGAAATTGGCTTTTAATAACATCTCCATCCCTTTTATGATGACAAGCAAAAAATTTTTTCTCAATCTCATGCTTAATAAGGTGTTTCGTCATGTACTACATTGAAATCATCACTAGGCGGTATATATTGTTGCTCCAATGGGATACTGGGAGGCGGGGGCGGCAGCGTCACCACGGTCGTGTCCGGCTTGCCGCTACCCACGGGGGCATCCGAGCCTCCCGGTCTTTCTTGGCGCACCACCCCTCCATCAGGATAATATCGCTCATATCCTTTCATGATATCTACATGTATCGCATCAATCTCCTCTAATGACCGTTGACGGACCTTTACGATATGATGGAATAATAATCCATCCACACGGAAGGATCGTCTTGATTCACTTTTAAAACGTTCCAGATTAGGATACCATCCTTGCGGAAATTGCATGTATGAGGAGTACCCGTATCTCTTCGGGATATTTAACGCTACCATAGCCGTACATAACTGTCCCAATGTATCTGATTGATAAAAATCAGATTGCTTTGGCATATGATCTTTTGGATCCCGTCGTCCTTCGATATCACGATTGAGTTGGGATATTATAAGAAAGAAAATATTAGGAAAAGTCCTTTTAGCTATATTGCACATGGTTATCAACGAGTCGATATTCCTTTTGGCATCTCCTGAACCTTGTATCAGGGCCGTATGATCTATAGACACGAATACCATTTTTTTATCTTTGTTTATTGGCATATACTCATTCCACAGAAAGTTTTGAAGCTCATCTACGGTTGATGGTTTAGGGATGTATGTTATTCTGCTGGAGTTTTCCTCCTTAAGACATTTCTGCATTTCCTTTATCTCTTCATCAGACATCTCGTTAAGGAGAATATCTTGTATATCCTTTCCCATTTTTTTTGATAGTGAACGCAACATCAAATCTTCTGGGTTCATCTCAAACTCACATCTTAACCATACATAATCATCTGCCTGTGGATTGATATTGACATTCATCACATTGCTCATGATCTTCTGCGCCAAATAAGACTTGCCGACTCCGGGCCTGGCGCCGATAGCCACCGCATGTTGTGGGTAGAACCCTCCCAGCAACGCCTTGTCAAGATAAGCGTATCCAGTACGAGCCGGGAGAAGCTCTCCCGACTGATACTTTCTTATTCTCTCATAGGCATCCATGATAATCTCCTTGGATGACCTCCATATCCTATCCTCACTCATCCTCTTGCGTTTCTATCGCCAGCCGTATCGGATTTAGATCCTCTGTTAGCTGATCTTGATTTATATCTTAACCCCTTAGCTGTATGGCATAGGTCCTTCCCCTTCCGATAAGCCTTTCCCTTCAACTTATCGGTCTTGTAATTCTTACGACCCAACTCCCGTCTCTTGGCTTTCTGCTCAGGTCTGGCGTTGATCTTCTTATCCGTCTCAGCCTTCTTCTTTCTGGCTTCCGGATGTGTTCTGTAATATTCAGTCGATCTCCCCATCCTCTTCGTCCTCCTCATCATCATAATTCTCCATGATAAGATCCTCTCCATCCAGATATGAAGCTTTATCCTTTAGCCTAGATCTCATACTCTCATAAGGGTCATCTCCGTTCTCCACCTCCCATATGCATGCGTATGGGCCTATTATATCACTTAACTTCTCGGCTCGATCCTTACTTATTCCTTTCTCTATCATCTTATCCTTGCAATAAGACTTGTCGAACATCGACCCTCCTACATAATATCCAGTAGGCTTATGAATAAAAATTACCTTCATCTTTTATATAATTAATATTATCTACCAAATTTATTATTTCTCTTCTTTATACAGTCGCCATAGCTCATATCCATATCACACACCACCGTATTGGTCGTGTCGTTTACCACATGGAACAGGAACTCCGGGCACCCGTGGCAGGCGTTGCTCCCGATCGCCACCGCTCCGTGCCTAGGGCAAGCCTTCTTTACCATGGTTCTATCATATATCCGTATATGATTATCGCCATACTTTTCAATATATCTCATGGTATTAAGTAGTGATGGCAAAGACATCTTATATGGGGATACATGTTCTATTGGTATATCCAATTCACCAGATAGGCTTTTGTAAATATCCTGTACATCCCGTTTTGTCCTATACGCAAATATATTAATCTCAGTCATTACCATATCCATACTCCTAAGAAGATCCGGCTTAGCCAGCCTCCCCATCGGTTTCCCAAAAGGATCGGATCTCATCCAAGCCCCACACTTCTCGCACCCAACTTGCTTCCCCTCCACCGTATTTATCATAGTGGATGGGATTTTGCAATATGGACATACGGATCCGTTTAACATAGCTTTCTGGGCTAAAGACAGTTCTTTCATACCTTTTCTTCTATCTCAACATTAAATAGATTGCAGAATCTATCAAAATTTCTGTTCTCTATTCTCATATCCTCCTCATACCTGTCAACCGATTTGATGAAATCATTATAACAGTCCTCGCACATCCATTGATTGATTACCGCTACATAATAGCCCACGGACGTAGGTCTGTTACACATATCGCAAATACCTAAGCACCCATATCTGGTGAGCTTATCCATCATCTCCTGTCTTGTTATTTCAAGCACCTTGAATTTCTTGTAATTGTTAACTACCTTTGCCATTGTAAATTTGTTTAATAATAAAATAATCCGCTATATCCATTCCCTCATTTATATTGGGCTTTGATTCGAGAAAATCGCTTATCTCTATATTCATTCCTTTCATATCTCTATCCACCTTCTTCTTCCATTCGTTAAACGCCGATCCTTTGTCAGGATATAGGACTATTCTCCTACGTCCCAATGTCTCTATCATCTCCCTTTTCAACATATGGATACCTCCGCATGCCATGAAAAGCCTATCTGGATATACGATATTACAGATGACCGCCGTCTTCTCCGACTCAACTATATATACCGGGGCTTCTTTAGGATAGAAGTTGATAAGAAACTCACCGAACAGACATTGTCTTAATAAATAATCCTGACCGTCAAGGATGTGAACCCAGCATACATGATCCATGGGAACCTTTACCCTCTTACCATCTGGTCCGTAATCCATTATCTTCCCGGTTCTTATCACCCAACTTTTATCAAGTTGCCAGAACACGCAGCATTTACCCCAATCCCCGAATCTCATCATCCCGATCTTATATAAGCTGAACGCTCTATTGGTATGATATGATCCGAATATATTGGATAGATAATCCTGAAGATCAGATGTCTCGAAAGGATTAAGCGTCTCAAACATCTTGCTTACCGGAATGCAGTTGGCTATATCCGGATCCATAGGAGGTCTGTACCTCCTTAATACTTTGTTTGAATCGGTAAAAAGATCATTGTTCCCAAGTTCGCTCCCTGTTGGATATTTAAAGTAACCACATTTATTTTTATGATCACACACCCCAAACTGCTCTCCAACGATCTGACCGGTGGTTACGTCCACGTACGGCGTAAAACACTTATCCTTGCCGCATTGCGGGCACGTCAGCTTCCTCCTTGGTTTGCTATGATCCAGCTCATACCGATGAACGCTCTTATTGAACTCCCTAAATTCCATCATCCTCTCCTCTCATTCATGACTCTATATATATAGTCCCTCAGTGGTTCTTTCCTTATCAACTTATTAACGTCAAACTCGCCTTCTATGTCCAAGGATCCGATTCTTGATGTAACCGTATAATTAGTTTTCTCGAACTTATACTTTCCTTGAAGATATACTACGGTAGCCATATTCAATATAGGATTGTCAGTCTGTCTCTTCAACTTATATTGGCTGGTCTTAGCGGTAGGATCACCCGGAGCGAAGTTATATATCTCCTCTATCTCCAATATCTTTCCGTAATTCTCCAGTATCATTCTTCTATATAGCTCAAGCTGGAAAGCGTACTCGTCATAGAAATTGCCTTTCCTGTTTGATTTGAAGTCCAATATAGCGAATATCCTCCTGCATCTCTTTATCTTCTTTTTCTCCGTCTTAGGCTGACCTTTCTTGGCTCCCGTCTTATAGAACTCTCCTGTCTCGACCTCTATTTCCACCATCTCCGGCTCACTATCCATCTCCACCACTGCGTCCACCGAAGAAGCTACTTTCAATCTCCTTGACCTCAACATCTTCTCGATCAATACAGGTTTTACATGTCTTTCCTTGCAGAATATGGCAAATGATATTAGATCCTCTATCAGCTCATCAATGTTATCCACTAATATCCGCTCCATCCTATACTTGTCTATTCTCAGCTTAGCCTCCTTGACAGCCTTTCTTATCCACGTCGGGATCAGCTTTATCTTAACCCCGGTCAGATACAATCCAAATAGATAATGCATGATAGTACCCAAATCAGCCCTATAGTTAGCGTACTCATCAGGGTCCTTGCCCTTGAGTCTCATCTCATTCTTCCATTTCTCCAAGGCTCCGGACGTATCACAATACCCATTGGCGATATTGTTAGTGGCTCCATCGTATATGATAGGATACCCATCAACATCCATCTCATAATACACACGTTTGCCGGCGACAGTCATTCTATATAACACCGGTGTCGGGATATCCTTTATCCATTCAGCGGCATAATACTGTTGCTCTGTCTCCAGATCATACTCAACTTCCATCTCCTCCTTAGGCTCGTTTTTAGGTTCTTCAGCAGGCTTTTCCTCCTCAACCATATCTTTCTTTGGGACAGTTGATAAAACGTCTAATATGCCAAAGAAAGCGGTAAATTTAGGATCTGTATGATATGATCTTAATACTGGTAATGATGATCGCCAATAATATGACGACGCATTCTCGTCCTTTATCTTGCCTAAAATCTTGCCTAAAGCCGAACATCCTATCTCTCCATCATCCGCAATAGCCACATTGTGTCTCTCGGATAAACGAACTTTCATCTCATCAAACGATTCTTGATCGCTTATGACTTCCATGATCGTCCCATAACTATATACTGTGTCACTTATAGCCTTATATCCTAGGTCTAAAAGTAATCTTTGTTTTCTTCTATCCATGATAATAATCTGGTTTTTAATTTACCATCCTCCTCGACTTTAGGTGCGAGATCCCTCATCCTTCTGGCTGCCAACAGCCATACGTTGCCAAACTCGTCCAAGAGCCGGCTGAAATCCATCGTATCTAATAGATAATCGAATCTTGTATGCTCATCAGCCGTCAAGTAGATAATGTTATCATTATCCTCAGCAACTGATTTATATTTCCGTTTAGGGTATAAGTGGCATATGTTGCTTACCCCCGGGCATGGTATGTATGCGCCGGTAGCAGATCTCCTTGTCATACTCAATCTAGCCACATGGGCGCCAAAGAAAACGGCTAGGCTCTTCCCCTTTGGCTTGGCCTTCACCCGTATCGCCGCCCTTCCCTTTGGCGGTAGTTCCCTAGCCCGGCACGCAGGGCACAACCCCTTGCTCCTTATGGCTACTATCCTGCCGCACCTCTCACATGGTAACATCCTACCCTTCATGCTTTTTTCTTTTTATAACTTTTATTAAACTCCATGAGGCTCATGGCTCTATATCTCTTAAGCCTATCTATTTTACCCTTCGTCCAATCCTGATCCTTGAAATTGATGATCGTGTCGAATATCTGAGCTAGTTCCCGGATATTAAAGTTCCTGTTCTGTATTTTCTTATAGAACCCTGACCTACTATATCCTAGTTTAGACGCCAGATAAGTCTTGTTAGATAATGTGAGGATACGATAAATCGTACCTTCCATCTTGTTTATCTCCATCAACTTCTCAGCTACGGATGATGCGGTCTCATAGCTAGCTTTATTGCTTACTATCCTCATGCTTCTCCGGGTTCCTGATCTTACCGTCAAACTCATAGAAATCCATCAACTTCTTCTCCTCCTTAATACAGGTTACCACGAAGTCTGATATAGTCCCTTTCATGCCCTCCTCGAAGTTCTTCTTGGCATGATCAAGGTCATTGGCCCGAACGATGTAGTTAAACGCCTTGCGTTTCTCATTACCCGATTTCTCGTCTACCGTAATATAATCAGCCGTGACCTTATAGAACCGGTCTCCATCCATGGCAAATAATTCCGCTATCCGGAATCGTTTGATATCAACGCTAAACTCACCGGAGATGAATGGTCTCATTTCCTCTATGATTCTAGCCTCACATTCGGTATAAGAAAAGGCATCTACTAAATACTCTTCCTTTACCTTTTTCTTCATGCCGTTCTCGGCATCGGTCTCATAAGAAACCGTACATTTAAACCAATTGTGCATTTTAATCTATATTATTGTTAAACAAAGGATAATCCTTTATCCCTTCACGAATATATCTCTCCGTATCATCATCCACGTCATAAGCCTTCTTGAAAAATATCATAGCCTTGTCCGTGTCGTGATCCACCAACGGAAGATATTCCTTTACGAAAAGAACTTTAAGATGATTCATGTGATCAATCTTGCGCCTTACATCAATTACTTTTGACCATATCTCGGCACGGATTTCACCCATCTTTTTTACATTCTCTTTGTATTCGTTTACCTGATCTTTGTACTCCTCCTCGATCTCGTTGTTCTTATCCTTGACAGACTTATAAGCTTCCTTATCTTTCGTGTCAAACATCGGAACATGCCTGATATTGATTATATCCAATCTACTGCATAGCTCCTCATTGGATATGGTGAAATCATATCTAGTCCTGTATAGATCAAATTCACTTAATAACTTAGCTATCTTAATAGCATCATTCTGATCAAGAACGGCTATATTCAAGCCCTCCAAATAGTAGAAGAAATGAGATGGAGAAATAGATTTATAGCCATACGTCTTCATGACTGGAGGCTCATCCATAAACCTGACACCTTCCTCCGCACATCTTATTACGACCAATTTCTCTACCTGCTCATCAGTAAGATCATATATCTCCTGATCGGTCATCTTATCAATTGTCTTCATCATCCTCATCCTCCGATATCGTTATAGCCTTTGTAAACTTTTGTTTATAGACCTCACTCATAAGACAGGCAAAAGCCCTATCATCCATACTAGCCATAGTATTGGCCTCTACCGTCAGATCCATCTCGATGTTCTTTACCGAGATTTCATAGTTATCATCATCTTCTTTATAGAAAATGACTTTACCACCATACTCGAAACCATCATCTTCGATCTTAACCATATCGATGATCTTCTCCAATTCCTTTACAAACTCACTCTTTTTCATATGTGTAATTTTTATGTGTCTACAAAAGTAGACATTTTGTTTTTGAATTAAATTAAATAAACATTATTAATAGTTAATATCATCCTTTCTCCTATCATTCATGTTTAGGTATATAATTACCTTATTATATTTTGGTAATTATATACTTTCACATATTGCCTATCCATCAGCCACCCGTAAGGACTGCCACCAAACTCCCTGTCCATCCGCTCCGCCGCCCCGATGATCGCCTTTCGATTCCCGAACGAGAGCCACGAAGTAATGAGCCCACTGACCTCCGCGTCCCGCCCGGAATACCGCCTTGGGAACTGGACGGGGTCGCTGGCAATAAAGTCGGCGGTTTCGTATTTGTCCACCATGCATTTCGGCATGTCTACAAATTTGTCATTCATTGTTTATCCCTTCATTTGTTCGCATGCCAATCTTTCAAGTTCCGGTGTAACGTTGGTATCCATTATGCCTTTCAAGCAAGGGCATTGTCGCCAGACTATATCATAAATCTTTGACAATTCAATCAAAGCCTCATTGTTTGATTCAACTGTCATAATCCAATTGTCCGGCGATATCTCTATCTCCCTGCATGGTATTTCTTTCTTGCCTTTTGGCATATATCCGTTCTGATAGTCTTTTACATTACATCTACCAAAATATCTTCCAGTGAGTATTCCGTTTTCGTCCGTCTCAAACAACCCTCCTATCCATCCTATCTTATGAATGTTCTCCGTCCACGTTCGAGTGGCGAATAAAAACTTTTTTACAGGAACTTTTGAAAATGCATCAACATCATGGATACTCCCGTCCGGCTCTTTGAATATCGATGATTTTCTTTTATTCTGGCAACTCCCGTCTAAGCCTATTTTTCCCCATTCGCCATCATCAAATCTCAAAGGAGAGATTATATCAAAACTGCAAAGTTTCTTGACGAGATTGATTTCAAATGGTGCCGAGAACCCGCTGTTCCCATGAGAAGAGAACAGCGCGACAGCTTCTATTACCTGTTCGCGCATCCATTTGTTAGGACCGTCCTCTTCTTTGCCATATCCGGCTAATTCCAATTCTCTTATCGCATGTTTACATAAATTACTGTTTGCGATAATATACCGAAGAGCCTTCTTGTTGATAAGGCTCTTCTTGCTCATTTTCCTTACAATTCTTCTACTCTTTTTCATGTTTAATGTTATTTAATGTTTTAATCACCAATCTCCTCTATCATTCGTATTGCGCCATGACCATCTGTTTCGCGAAATCTTTGTACGCCACTATTTTTCGCAGGTTTGCTCGCATTCGTATTTCCCCGATACCGCCGACCGGAGACAAGGCGCCTGTATTAACACCTCTTCCCATGTTTATTCCTCCTTGTTATATAATTGCTTGTTTTTATATTCCAACATCCTTCCCATCCTCTTTAACCCAATTAACTGTATCGCAATACCAACAATACCCTGTCTTGGAATCCTTTTTATGAGAATGGGATCCACATGTGGCGCACCAATAATTATCATCCATATTGTATGTATAACTTTCATCCTCATGCATTTTGGCTATTCTAGCTACCCTATCCTCCAGCAGATCCTTTAGATAATGGCATTCGTAAGGTCTATCCTCTTCCTTTAATATATAAATATCGATATCCATCATGCTCCCCATCCTGTCCGTACACATACACTCGGCGGCATGGCGCACGTTCCCTTCCGGCATCCCCGGAACTATCTCCCGGATCACCGCCTCCATCTTCTCTTGGTATTCGGTGTCTACCTTAGCCACCAAGTCTTCTAGTTTATCTATTAAGCTCATAATTTTTATTGTATATAATTACTATTTGATATTTATACATGTTTATTCTGTATCATCTTCACCTTCACCTATCATATCCGTATGACCAAATACTATATCAATAAATTCAAGCATCTCATCATTAAACGATCCGCTTTCTTCTTGCAGCTTCCTACATTCATCCTCGGTCAATCCACAAGAAGATACCAGCTCCTCTGCGGCTTGCGTCCATCGCCCGTCGTGAGCCAGCTCCTGAACCGACAGCCATACCCCTTGGTTCATGCCTTCCATTCTTGCCTTATCTAAAATACCCTTATCCTCCATATCCTCGATCATTTAAATTCTTGTTTATTATAACAATCTCTATATCGTTTAACATTTTATCTTTTGATGTTTTTTCTACTGTTCTTGGAATGATATTAAAATCTTTATCGCTAAGTTTATTATCCACCATAATCTCAATCAACTGCTCTATGGTAAGCCCAAGCTCATTATGGATATAATTCTTTATCGCTTTATATTCTTTACTCATGGCTTTTTATTGTTACTATTTCTATTGGCTCATTGGCGAAAGTCAATAGACCACCTATTATTCTCTCGATTGTTCCGTTGGGTAATGTTACACCATAATCATCATCCCTTACCTCATCCTCATGAACACCCGCGCTATGATCATCTGGATCATCATAAACAAGTTCCCATCTAAGCATAGGTATTTTCCATGTGTCCTCTACCCTATCATAGATAGGACAATCATTAAACACAAGCTCCTCTCCGTCTCTGTTGACTGCTAAATATGCCATAAATATCCTCCTTAAATTACTATTTCCAAAAAACTATATATCCATCCTCTATATTGCTATGATATACAACATCATTGGTATCATTATCCAATATCTCATATACATCACCCGACTCATCCATTACCCCACGAAACACATTCTCTCTATCCAAGAAATAACATGGTTCCTGCACTTTTGGCAGCGAACCATCCAATGATATCCACTCCGGTCCCATCAAAGTTATTTTAGCTCCCATATGATTCTCCATTTAATATGATTACCTTAGTTTTATTAAATTGATCTGATCTTTCGATCTCTCATCTCATTCTTGTCCTTAAACATCATTATCCTATTTACAATCCCCTCCGATTCCATGTACGTCGAGAATCCATGTATTCTTAGATATTGGATGGCTGATAATGATTTTTCTAGCACATCTTTATATCCTACATCTATCTTAACTTCTTTACCCATAGTCCTCCTCCATTTCTCATATCCAACTTCTACTCATAACACTATTATAATCTATTCCATTAGGTAATTATATACTACTTTGCACTATCTCTAAAACAATAAAAGGACACATAACCATGTATCCTTTTATTATTCAATCGTTTTTCTCTTTTTTCTTTCCTTTCCCTTCTCTTTTAACATCTCAAGAAGGGTTTTTCTTAAAAAGAGGATCACGAGGATCTGTTTTCGGATTATAGCTAAATATACCTTTAGCTATTCCTTTCATATCTTCTTCTATGTTCGGATCTCCACATTCTCCCCTCATTATCTTATCATACAACTTATCTTGTATTGGAAACGCCTTGTCTAACATTTCCTTAAATTTATCCCAATCGTAACCCGAAGCTCTTCCAAGGGCCTCTATTGCAGCTAAATGTTCTTTTAGTTTAGGCTTGCCAAGATCTTCTGATAAAAACTGGTGATCTTTCTTAGACTTATGTCCTTTATCGTTTTTAGGATTCCTTGTTTTAAGTTCTTCAAGAACTCCCGGTCCAAGTCTTTTATAAACAATATCATTGATCCACTGGCCAACAACAGCGGGTCTCTTATGTATATTCTCCCAATCCCATCCCCTCATCTTGTAAATCATTTCAAAAAAACTGTCATTAAATATTTTCACCCATTTACTCGCCTCTTCTGTAAGGAATTGATTCAGGAATTTCTGTAGTTCGTCTTTCGCCCTATTCTTGTCTTCTTGATACCCTGTGGCTTCATCTACCAATGCTATGATACCAACTTTTGCGAGTGCCCTAACAATTATATCACATCTATTTATGACTGTTTGTTGATTGACACCTAAAGATGTTTTTTTGCTTAATGCACAATCTCTAGCATTAAGCATGATTTCGCAAATATCAGGTAATATTGTAGCTTCATAAGCCATTATTTTTCTATTTCCGTTAAAACAAGGAAACGACTTATCTTTTACCGATAAATAACCATCTGGAATACAATCATTTATAGCCTTAGAAGATAGTATTTTTACTAATTTTGTACCCGATCTATCATTAGGATCGTCAAGCCCTAAAACGTTTTGCATACCCGTAGTAGATAACACTCTTCTCCCATCCTCTAACACATAACAAGGAATCTTTAAACCATTAAGGTCTAATTCTCCTTCATACTTAATCTTATTGTCTATTTTTTCCATCGCATTAGTTTAACTGTAAATATCTTAATCGGTGTCCGATATTCTGCAAAAGTACGTCGAATCTTTCACATTCGGAAAGATGTTTGGTATTATACCTAAAAGCTGATGAGTCCACATACCTTTGCAAATGCTTCTTTGACACCCAATGATGGACACCCTTCAATGTTCTTTTTAGGTGTCCCCAGAATCCTTCGATCGTATTAGTATGTCTATTCCCAATGACGTAAGCGCCTTTCTTATGATAGACAACACCGTGATCGTATAGGTTAGGATCTAAGTTTCTATAAGCTTGCCATTCATCCGAGAAGATTGTAGATCCCGGACATACAACATCGTTTATAATCGGAATCAAAGTTCCGGCTTTAGTATCATTAACAACCTTGGCTATAACAAAGCCTTCTCTTTGTAGCATACCAAATACCGGAACCTTGTCCTTACAACTCCTGCCTCTTGCGTTTCTTACCTTCTTACTACTATGCCTATTCTTATTCAATCCCCCTATATAAGTCTCATCTACCTCAACCTCTCCGTTTAGACATTGACTGGCATCTATATTGAAACAATTCTGGATACGTTGCAACATAAACCAAGCCGTCTTTTGTGTTATGTTAATGAACTTAGCCAACTGAACGGAAGAGACACCCTTCTTAGCATTTATGACGATATAGCAAGCCAACATCCATTTCCTCAACGACACTTTCGTGTTCTCGAAGATCGTGTTTGTCCGGACGTTGAAATACTTCCCCGTATTCTTGCACTTGTATCGGTTTCCCTTGCATTTATAAACCTTTGAGTCTGGATCGTATGGAGACACGACATGATCACCCCATCTCTGCCTCTCCAAAAAATCAATACATGATTGCTCGGTAGGGAAGAACTTCACTAACTCATCGATAGATTTAAAATGATTCATCTCAAACATAACACTCTGATTTTTACCCTATAAAGATAATAAATTCGTTTCAAACCAGCAATCAAACCATAATCCAACACAATCATATTAAAATTGTTTTAGTTTTAATTAGGATTGTTTAGAAATAAGATCGCTATATTTGGAAACAAACTTTAAAATCTAATGTTATGGCAAATAATTCAAATAAAAAATGGAAACCAGAAGAAAAGAAAAAACTAATAGAACTTGCAGAAGGTAATACCCCAACAAGAATAATAGCGCTTAAACTGGGCAGAAGTGAAAGTTCTATTCGGTCAAAAGCTCAAAAAGAAAAAATTTCATTAAAACCGACAAATCAATCTCCTTATGATAGGAAATATTCTATTTCGAAGCAGAAAGAAAAGAAGTAACTTTTTCAAAATTCCTTCTTAGTTTATTGGGCCATTGATAATTTAAATCTGCTAACGCTACTCCCATATCCATTATCAATGAATAAATTTCCTTGTTTTTGCGATCAATATCAGACTGATCTTTCCTCTTTTTTGTCATAAAATAATTTTTAAAAGTTAATAAATATGATAAAATAAAAGCGGGACTAGTCTAAATCTAATCCCGCTTAAATATTTTCTATGTTATATGATCCTAGTCTCTAATGAACTCAATTTTCATGGTTCCCACACCGGAGGCATTGATCGTATTGGCCTGTTCCCTTAGATTATTCTCCCATGTATCGACCTGTGATTTTGTCCCGCAAAAGTGGCTAGACGTGGTTGATGACGCCCCATCAACGTTGTATGTAATGACACAAGTCGAGCATATTTCACCTAAGACACTATCTACGCTAAAACGATCGTCATCGTGGCAAGAGATAAGCAGGAAACATGATACCGCTAATAAGTATATGATACGTTTCATGTTAATCCCCATAAACCGTTATCGTATACTTGGCGAACAGCCCTAAGACGCTCGTTGACTTTTGATCAATATGACTGATCTTTGTGATACCGCCGTCTTTAGCCGCTTTTTGTACGCTTGCGTCCCCGAACGCGAACCAGCCCAATACGCTTGTTGCCGTAGCCTCTCCTTTCTTAGATCCTAAAGGATTTGAGGTTACTGAGACTGGTGATTGAGTCTCTTGATAGACATAACCTGTTACCGGAGACTTTACCGCTGCGCAACTTGATAACAAGAATGCCGTACTGATAAATAAGAATGCTTTTTTCATTGTGTGTTTGTTTTTGCCCTCCCTGTCCCCTTCGTTCGGTGGTTTCTAAATATAAAGAAGCGTGGGGACTATTGGATGTTACCGTATTTGAGGCTCTGGACTGCCCACCACTCGATAACAAACAACAGCCCCACGCCTTATGATTGTATATAGTTTGCCCCTAGAGGTATAAATATAACAACATAGGCGTAGGAGGCATCTTTGTCTATTATCCCGAGTGGTTGAAATTGTCCAGATTTCAAATACGAGATAATATCTTAACGCTTCTACGTCTTTATTCTAATACGTGGGGCAAAGATATAGATATTTAGAAACGCAAACAACCCTATGACATACTTTTTAATGCTTTATCATAGGGTCGATCAATAAAAATGAGATTTGTCTATCTTTTTATAGGGAGGTGTAAACTGGTATATAATTACCTTCCATTATTCATAACCACTTTATTAAAGGCCTCCTCGGTATACGCCAAAGACTCGCCCCTATTAGCTCTCTCGATATTTTCGCTCATCATCCCCATAGCCTCGATCAAGGCCGCTGATGAGTTGGCTATTAACTTAGCCGCTTCCATTATCTTATTATCATCCATAATCATATTACTTTAACTTCCTCGTTCCACAAATGTCTTTCATATACCATGGTTGTTCCTATTAGGATTCCGGTATCTTCTCCCCAATATTCAAGTATTTGATTCCTGAATTTGTGACGCAATTTTTGTATTCCTCCCTTGTTTTTATCATAAGAAGAGTAATCTGATAATCTTACTGTCTCCATCGTTTACCTCCTTCATTTGTTCGTATGCCAATCTTTCAAGTTCCGGCATGGTGTTTGTTTCTTCTTATTTTCCCCCATACTTATTTCTCATTTCATTAATATAGCTCATATACCAATCTCTTATATCCTCTTCACTATCCATGCTATACTCTTTATTGAATGGATCGTATCTGATAAACTCCTCTGTTCGGCAGAATGGGCATGGGATCTCTTCCAATGGCTTGATTAGAACACCATCATCACCTACATTATCCAGATCATACAATATGCCATCTATGCAAGTCGCGTCTGGATAATTCGCACCGAAAAGCGGGAATTTTGGACATGTGTTTCTCATACTTGTACTATTCAAATTCGTTCTCATATTCCTTTCTCCTATCCACTTCCTTTAAATTCAAACCATCAGGTGTCAATATCTTCTTTTCCAACAAATCAAAGAGAAGCATCGCCCTTGACTCCGCCTCTGTTTCCCCAAATCCGCTATACACTTCTGTTGGCGAATCGTAGGCATTGTAACGAACATAGGCGGCTTCGTAATATCTACTATCCCTATTCGGGAAATACTGTGTCAACTGCAACCAGTCATCCCATATTTTTGATTTACTGATATTTATCATACTTGGTAGTATCTCTCCAAGTTCATGACTCATATAAGCCGGTATGAGGTCTCCTTCTTTTCTATATGAATACCTCATTGTATTTTGCGTAACTGAATCTATCTGGGTTCCCCCTCCTTTCATCTCTTTCACAAAATAAAATTCCGACTCCGAATTTACGCCCAACTCATGCAACTTTAGCGCAAGCTCATAAGGGCACATAAAATTTTGATATTTCATGTTATTCTATATTTTCATTTCTGTAATCCCCGGCATAGTCCAACCATACCCTGTAATCATTTCTGTACTTGGTCGCCTTTATTTTCATATTCCGGGATATATTCTTAGGCAATTATATACAACCTTGCACCACAAAGCATTAGCGGACGCCCCGCTTCCCCGACCGCCTTACCCATACACGCCGGCTCCACCGGTAACGCCGCCCATGACATCTTGGATGTCTCTCCCGTAAATCTGATAGTGATCGCCACAGCTCTCAAATGTTACTTGATAGCTGTTTAATCCCATCCTAATTGTCTCGCAACACCTTCCATCTCGCTATACGCTATCCTGTGACATCCAGCAACCAATATATCATTCTTATAGCTATTGATCTTCCATTTGTGACTGGTTGTATCCAATACCATATCGTGTTGGAAGTTACCGCCATTATGGAAGAACTTTATCAATTTCCAAAGTCTCTCAGCTTCAGCTCGCCCTATCTTGATATTCTTGCTAGTCTCAATTATGCCATTCTTAATGCGAAGCCATACGTTAGGCTGGTCATCCTCCAAATAATAATGTGAATATAATTCCAGAATCTTGCCAGACTTCCACATCTCGATCTGTTCTTCAAATTTTTTCTTGCGATCTTCTTTTTCTTTTCTTCTTTTTTCAAAAATTAAAGCCTTTTTTTTCGCCTGACTGTCTTCCCATCTCTGACATCTGGCCACATACCCAGCCCACGTTCCTTCACCACAAATCTCATCTACTATCACATTGGTCGTTCCTAAAATTTCTAGCGCTTGATGATTTAGCAATACCTCAAACACACGCTTTAACTCATGGACGTATTCACTTTTAATCTTATCCGATCCATAAGATAACTCATGTTTAGGTCCGATCCAGGTGTTTGCACTCTTTTTAAGAAGGCTCTTGGGAGTACCCATATTAAAGAACTCAATATAATCCATTAGACTTCTAAATACTCCCCAAACATCCCTATAAGACAGGCTTGTTCTAACCTTCTTGTATTTCTCGATAACCTCTTTGATAAGCTCCAATTGACTGGTGATAAAAGCCATGCTGCCATCATCAGACATATTATATCCAACATAAAATACCTTTGAGCCAGTTGGTATTGCACTACGAACACAATGTTGATGTTTACAGGTGGAAGAAGAATAATACTTATCGTTAAGCAAATACGCCTTTTCACCACACTTATTTCTTACGATTCTTCCAACCTCAAAATGATAACCATAAGAATAAATACTTCTACCTTCAAAGAAAAAATTACTACCTCTTGCGGATTCTTTCTTTTCGTTTGCCCATAAGTGAGCGACCATAGAGTTGTTCATATCAATATTTTTTTTGTTATACAACTACAGATTAATAATACGATATACGTTCATTACATCCGACATCTTGAATTTATCAACATCCGTATTCTTAATATCATATGTATATGAGTCAAATAAATTACTTACCGCGTTCAACCAATCATCATCTGTCGGTTCTTCTACCTCATCCATACAATCATACACATCCCAGTAATTCATGAGGATACCATTGTACGCTATTTTCGGATCAGCGTATTCTCCTCTTGACATAAAGCAGATGTTTTTGCCGGCCTCGTTGCCGGCAACTATCTTTTTGTAATCTTCTATAATCTTATTCATTTTTCTGATAGTGATTATGTGTAGACTAAAAATTACTTTAACTCAAATTTAATTCCTTCCGGGAGTTGGGAGCGATCCACGTTATTCACTAAATCATCAAACTCTTCTTGTGTGATCTTTTCCCCATAATCACACCAGTTGAAAGATAAAGTGTTCGTGTGATTATAATATATCACATTATCGGTTGACAATCCATAATCAAATACACAGAGCATTACCTTTTTGTCTGTTTCCGCTTCCCTGATTACCTTATCGTATCGCTCACAAATTTCAGTACGCTTTTTCAACATCTTTGCCTTATGAGCCTCCTCCCTACGTTTTTCGATATTTTCTGCGGAATAATACCCGGCTTTAATACGCTCTTCAATAAGCAAACGTTCCTCGTCCGTTAGTGTCAGGGTAAATCTTTCTTCTTCTGGCTTATATGGATTAACCCATTTCTTTCCACGCAGGTCTTCAAGTTCCGCAATAAGCTCGCCTGATTCATGTTTCCATCTATCCACAATTCCCAGATTGAAAAGCAGATACTTGAAATACATCTTATCGTCCACCGCTTCAGATAATTTAGGATATTCCTTGTCTGATATACGTAAATATTCAATAGCCACAGACTTATCGCTATTCTTTATGTGATACATGCCATTTTCCACCGGATACATAGGAGCACCATAATGATTACAACAATGTAATGGTATAAACTTCGCCAATTCTGGAACATACTTCGCAATCTCATCGTGGCAGCAGCCTCCCATATACTCCTTATATCGTCCATATTTGTTTTTTTGTCTGATATCGGCCGTTATGCTCCAGTCACACATATTGTTATGACAATCATCATCTAAAGATACTGTGGCTGTTATTCTATATTCTTCCTCGTTTTCTGTAAAGAATTTTGTACTTGAATAAAATAGTCTGTTTGTAGTTTCCATATTATTTTAGTTTAATTATTACACTTGTGAAAAATAAAATCTACGCATTCCTCCGGTGTATTATTAGCGTTATTGTACTGATAAAAACCTTCTGTTTTCCAGTCTACACTTACGGGATCTGCTTTTACTCGTTTCAAGAAATTCCTTATTTCTTGTTCTTCATTATCTGACAAACCGGTATAATCATCATTTATCAGAGCACAAGCCCAATAAACCGGAAGCCTGTATCTTATTACCTCTATATTCATAATCTCATCAATTTACAAATTATCAATACTAAAAAAACTCCAACAATCTATTACAATAAACTCTCCTACTCCATATTCCACAAGTGACTTAAGTGATTCTATTCCATTACAGTAATAGAAAACATTATCATTATCATCATCATTGATGCTTAATGATAATTTTATTGTCGTTCTTTGATCATCCCCTGTGTCTTTCCATACGATCTGACATTCTACGTATTCAGGTTCTTCCCCATTCTTTTTAACGAACTCGAAAAACATAGAATCAATATCTTTCTTGACTCTATCTACATCCGTTATCACTACCTCTTCCTTGCAATCCCCACAATTAGCATGCATAAAAGATTCATCAAGATAATCTATTATTTTCCCGGTGTTTGGATTTACGATCGCTTCACAAGCAATATTTGTTCCGCCACACCTTGTACATATCACTTTCATGCTATTTCATTTAATGGTTCAACATACACATCCCCATTCTCATAATAGAGTCGATCTTCATACTGATTATGATGAAGCTCCTCACGTATCGCATCTTCATTATCAGCCCAATACTCGTACTCCTCATGCCATGACTTGAAGAAGTTATCATAACATTGTCTCATCAGATCCTCTAAAGAAAAATCCTCCGGATAAGTACACCATGCATTGTAATAATCAATTATAGGTTTCAGGAGATAATAATCATAACACATCCCTGTCAATGGGCAATTATCTCCATAGTCAAACATCACCCTACTATACTTGTGCCTGTATTTGTATTTCCCATCAATATATTTACCTGACGTGGAGAAATACTTGCCCTTGATAATATATGGCATAATATTGTTGTTGATATATCTGAACAGTAATTTACCGCATAGATTCTCAGGGAATATATCACGATGATAATCTGTAGGGTGTTCATAAATAGGATCCTTGTATTTAAACTCATAACTAAAATCATATCTCTCGTATCCAACTTCCCAATTATAAACCCTAGTATCTGTCATATCCTCAAAGGCTTTCATTGACTTTTTATAGTCTATGCCATAAGCATCCATACATTGCTCCATTACATTCCAGTGCTCACGCTCTATGATCCTTTCTTGTGAGTCTTTTGGTAACTCATCAAACTCATACAGTTTTAATACAATCTCTTTCATAATTCCTCCTCTTTTAATATAACTAGATCCCTAACGTCAATCGAATGACATACGTACCTCCTCGTGTTCACGTTTAGAGATATGATTGTGGCTATTCTCACGAACCACCACAATCTAGATTCAGATATTACTCATCCTTTATCTTTACGAATGGGTTTTCTACATAAAACTCCACTACATTCTTAGATTTTATAGATGTCACTATACCGGTGGTATCCACAAATCCATCTGTTTCATCCATTGTCAAATCTTCTATTTTATCTCCCGGCAGAAAACAAAGATTATAGTCTTGATCAATATACATAATCATCTTTAACCTAACCATGTCATCAATGATGCCTTTCATTCTCTCCACAACATCTAATTGATCATTAGTAAGCATTAATTTACTTTTTGAAGATTTTACTAATCTCATGTCTCCATTCTTGTCAACTACAGTTAAGTCGTTGAATTTATACACATCTTCACATGTTCTGTAATATGTTTCCTTACAATAAATTTTCCCTTTATTATCTATTTCAACATCAAAACATTCCAACTTATCCTTGACAGCTCTTCCGTTTTTGTGTTTCCACACATCACCTATTGGGACGAACCCATATAATGACTTAAAAACATCATATATTGATAGTTTTGTCTTAGGGATGCTCTTACCCTTTTTAAAACATTCTTCGGACGAATAAAATAATTTCCCATCTAATGTCTTCTCAGTCCTACATCCTCCCCATGTTCCTACATATCTAACTACTCCATATGTAAAACTGATCAAGATCTTATCAATCTCAAACCACTTTAATCTTCCTGACATATCGTCAAAAAGATATCCACTCTCTAGATAAACCGATAAACATTCTCTAATTTCCATAACAATTTATTTTTTTTTAATTAAACAACATCATTTGCCTTGATCACTATCCGTATCAATATTATGAACAAGCTCATATAGATCATAATCACTACACTCTGCTAAACATAAAGAGAAGACGTTCCTGTCGTTAATCAGGAAATAGCTATCTTCTAATATAAAGATAGATCTTCCTACCTCTAAAAAACAGTCCCATAACTCATTGCCTCTTTTATTGCCAAACACTTTCTGAAAAGTATGACGATCTGCCTTATTCTCGAATTTACGCATCCGTCTAATCCACTCATATCCGTGCCTCACTAAATCCAAGCCGCCGGCTTCATCGAAGCTCCCGTTTTTATCAATCCATTTATTTACATCTATCAACATACTCCCTTATAATATTACATTAAACAACTCGTTTAACCTATCTATCTCACTTAGGTATTCATCTTCTTTATCAAATCTAATTTGCGTCCCTCCCTCCAATCCAAAGGACAGGGTAAAGGATATGACCCAGCCCGATCCGTCCACGGCCTGCCCCTTGGGAACCCAAGACATTACCGCCTTCTTGGATATCCACCATCTCCCTATCTGAACGAAATCAGGATAGTTGTTCATTAAATACACCATCTGACTAGCCATCTTATTAACATCATCAAAAGGCACTATATGATACTTGTTTCTTATCCTGACCTTCAAGAAGGGGTTATCCATATTATATGCCGCAAATGCTGATATCACGGAACTAGGATATCTAACCCCTTTTATTACCATCCATTTCATATATAACACCTCCTCTTAATCATTGATCCATTCCACAAAAACTCCCCCTTTCAGACTGTAATATGTATCTGCTTTTATCTTTTCTCCATCAACAAATTCCGTTTTTACACAAATGGGGATATATCTTTGTTTTCCCTCAGAATAAGACCATTCGGATAGTGTTATCCATGATCCTTTTGAGGCTTTTGCTACTGAGTTAATACCTGCGCACATAATGACACAGTCTTTGCCAGTGCTGTCAATCTTGGCATTGTTGCCAGACGAGCCGATCTTGGCTCCGTCGCCAGATGAGCCGATCTTGGCATTGTTGCCAGACGAGCCGATCTTGGCATCGTAGCCAGACGAGCCGATCTGGGCATTGTTGCCAGACGAGCCGATCTGGGCATTGTTGCCGGACGAACCAATCTTGGCTCCGTCGCCGGATGACCCTATCTGGGCATAGTTGCCGGATGAATTATCCTTTATGCTCGTTTTTATTTTTTCAGGTAATGTGATCTCTTTTAGCCACTCAATTCCAAGATTGATCATGTCAGCCAATTTTAACTCTGTTTTTATTTTAATCTTCGATGAGCAAATTTTTGTCCTTCTATCCTCCTTGGATATATTCCCGTCTTGCTCTACTTCGCAAAACCTAGAATCTATCATAGTATAGTAATCAAAAACATCAAACGGGCTTTCGCAAGCGTGAAACCCTCTGCTACACACCTTGATCTCTCCATCCATCTCATATATCCCTCCAATTTTGTATTGGAAGTCTCTGCATCTAAGATTCTTGTCGAATCCCTTATAAGATTTTATAGCCATTTTATTATGTTAATTCATTTAATATAATTTCATCCGCTTCTGTCCTCTTATCCATAGGCTTGTTTTGAGATTCATTGATAAAGTCAAGCATCTCATCCCATGTCCTCTCAAACAATTGTCCATTATTAACCCCACAGCATCCACATCCACTAGAAAATACTGGGATTATACTCCCATTGTACATCTTAACGAATTTATATCCTATATATTCATCACATAATGAACATCTTCTTACTGGTATAAATCTTACTTTACCGCTATAAACGATATTTACTAATGTCTCACGATCCATATAATTTTCTCCTCTAATTAATTGTCCTTATTTCTAGCCAATCGAATAAAATTTATCCGCGCTCTCTTTTCCGTCTCCGCGAAAGTTAGCCAGCCCGCATGTCAGGATGCTCACAAGGTTATCCACCACCTCCAACTCGCTCGATTTGAACCATGCCAACCGACTATAAGTTTCACCTATCCATATTATACTCATTCTCCCGTCCCGACTGACCTCCTTCACCAGCCCTATATGGTTTTTAGTGTCCTTAATCACATTTGATTCGTCAATATTTGTAAGCCGAACAAAATCCATCGGCCGTATCACTTTATTCTCGTCCATGTCTTTATCCTCCTATATTCTTTTTATTCTCTCAATTTACGCTTAACCTCTTTAACATATTTAGTAGAATGTAGTCCCCTATGCAATCTTATAGCCCGATCTATATCCTTTTTAGGATTATGATGAGATTGATATATCTCGAACATCTCCCTAGCCTTGACAGGATTTGTTCTATCATCGTATCTATACCGCTTTTTCTCCCGTTTAAGACACAATATCCTATTAACCTCATCTACATACACCTTTTTCATCTGCCACCTCCCTAAAGCCCCGGATGAGGCGTTATACGCTCGATCGTCATTCCTTGACTCCACGAAAGACAGGGCGGTCGCCAGCTTATCCCATACCCGTGCCTCGACCACTGCCGGCTTCGGGGCGAGGGGCATGCCTCCGTTCCCTTTTGGTGGTGTCAATATTATCATCGTCATCACAAGTAAGTATCTTATCACGTTCCCTTGTTTTTATAAAACTCCTCCCCGAATTTCACATTATCCACATAATCTTCCATGCACTCATGAACAATTATATGAATATCACCCTCCGTGTATGTTACCTCGGACATTAACCTCTCATTGGTCATCCACCAAGAATAACTATCAATATGCCGTATCTCAAATCCATGATCATGCAACGCATACATAACATTATATCTTAAATCCCTGTCCATCATCATACACTCGTACACGATATAGCCATTGATACTTTCATGAGACCTACCGAACGTATAAACGTACCTACCCATCAACTTATACAACTCCCTTGCCACAGGATTCGGGATCGCCTCATCCATATTAAAATCCCCATCTGGATCAATAACCCACTCTACATCCCGCTCATCAATACAAGCCCTAGGCATTCCTATTGTCCGTACATAAAGACGTGATCGGTGATCCTCGCTTAACACCGTCCCGATATACTTTTCCCCTTTGGCATATCCTATATTATGGTTGCCAGTTATATTAAATACAATTTCAGCTCCTATCTTAATTTCATCCATATTCAAGATGTTTGTATCATTTGTTATCTTTTTTATACAAAAAGAGGATATAATGGCATAATATTATGATATCAAGACACGAATGCGTTATCTATCATATTATCATACATATCCTCTATACAACGCCATTTATGGCATTATATCGTATATGATGCCGCAGGCCATAAATACATCTAATTAACCCTTTTTTAAGGGCTTATTGCCATTTAGGTAACTAGCTATGCCTAATATTTTCGAAATAAGGGCTTTTTTAGCCTTATACTCATCGTTTATCCCTATTATCGCATATCTGTATACCATCCCATCCTTCGACACCTCCACGCCCACGTATTTAGGCGCAACGGCATCCCTATGTAATACGATAAACGGGCTTTTGCCGTCTAGCTCATTTATCAACTGATTAAACTGTCGCCTTGTCATCTGATAGTGATATTATTTCCATGTTATAAATACGATCTCTTTTTACCCTTATCTTCTCGCACAGCTCATCGAAGCACCCATCTTCTTCTAACCTACCAACATAATATGATACATTCGATTTAGAGCTTCCTTGAAGATATATATTTCCTCCTATATTCCTTGAGAAAAAATTAGGCAAGACCATCTTTTGCCTCTTATCCTTATTATCCATGTAAGATATAACGACAACCCATAATTCTGGCTCCCGTTCTTTTACAGATAACATGAGATCAAGACTCGATTTACCATTAATATCCCTCCTGCCAGTTTCGTTATAACGAAGAATAATATAATCATTCGCGTTATCATCCTCAACCATCACGACTATAGGGCGATCTCCCTTCCCATTATCACATAATACTCTTGGCTCTTTCCCGTTGCGGAGATACACCTTATCGTAATCTCCGTTTTTGTATATCTCAAAATCAAATTCTATCACCATATTATTTTCTCCTATTGATGTATTGTTGCGTACGTCCTTCCTCTATTTTTTCGAAATAAAACTTATTCCCATATAACCGAGTGAAGCAGATGTTATACCCGAAATGTTCCGCGCGTCTGATCTGCGCGTAACCTCTACTGATGTCATTATTATCAATCAGCGTAACAAAACAATGTGATCCTACTTCTGTATTCAAAACCAGATTTTCCCAATCTTTTACCTCCATATCAAATCTCCTTAAATAATTTTTTGTTATGATTATCGCTATTATACCATTTATCAATATTATCGTACTGCTTTGGATAAACCCCATAAGACCTACACCACCTAGGTAACGGCCCGTTCAGCACGTCTAACGCCGCCTCAAGGTCAAACGTAGCTTCCTCCTTGACACAACACCCCGATCCACTTCCACAGCTCGGTATATAAGCTCTACTATACGCTACGCTCATCCCATATTCCCCATGACTCAGATACCCGATGTTGGGTGAATCAGGGAAGGCGTAATACAACATCGTATAATCACCCTTACTCCAACCTCTATTATAAGTATCATCCTGCCATACGAAAACCCTGCAACCGGCCTTCTTTAACTCATCAGCCGCTTTTCTTAAAATATTATCTCCCATATCATTTATATTTAAATTATGCCAAGGCGCCGGGAACCGACCCCGGACCATATCCGCACACGTACGATCATGGTATTCCTTCCGCCCCGCCAAGGCTTGGTTCAACATTAACAAACTTTCATATCCTCACACATCTTAAAAAAGACCTCTCTTATGATCCTCTTATACAAGATGTATATCTCATCATCATCCTCATCGAACTCCACGCCCCATGAACGTAATAAATATCTAATGTCGCAATTCGCTATATGAATCCTAAATATGGATGGAACGCTCATTATGTAATCCTCAAAAGCTTTCTTAATCCCATCCCTTTTGATATGTTCTTTATACTCATCCTTGAACACGTTAAGCATAAAAGATAGATATTCCCTATCATATTTAAACTGCTTCCCATAATTATCTGTATCTATATGATCCAGTATATATATCTCTATAGCGTCTCTATCGTATTTTGACATACTCCTTCCTCCTCCTTTTGATATTTTATAACCTTTTTCTCCCCATACGCTTTCGCTAACTGGATAAGTTGACCGGTAAATACCTTGGTACGGTGTTTTACGATCTTATCCACCAACTCCGGGCATCTGGTTCTCCATCTATAATTAACCTCGCCCTTAGCTTTCTTCTTGTAATACCTGTAGAATGTTACGGCTACTACCACTTCTCCATTCTGCTCGAAAGCAACCAAATCGTAATTGTTGTAAACTATTTCGTTCATGTTGTTATTATTTTTATGTACTTAATCACTTCTTCTGGCAAGGATGCTAAATCCCTAACCCTTTTACCAAAATTGTATGTTTTTCTCTTCCACGGGTAATAATCCCCTACATACATCGCTATTCCTTGAGGATGGAACGGGTTCGAGCTACAACTAAATATCGGATAATATAGGGCATTATTATGATTATTACTCTTACCACTTATACACACAATAGTATATCTATCAGACGTTTTATCGCCAAAATCATATACTCTTACCTTCACTTTCATGCCATTGGCATTTGTTATAATATTATCCATATATACCTCCTTTATTGTTTGTTGTTCAATCCGACTAATCTATTTCCTTCCCATATAAGGTATATGAGCCACACCATCCACGACTCTCATTTGATACCCGAATATGATTCACAGGTTTATTCCCCGCCATACAATTAGCGTAAGATAATACCGCCGACATGCTTCTAAACCCAGAATCCATTGCTGATTTAATAAGCTTCCTATCACATCCAAATACCAATATCTTTATAACATCCTTCTCTTTTACAGTTCTTCTTACACGCATAATCTTGCCATAAAATAAATAAACATAAAATCTATTCTCTCTTTGTTATCATCCATCCTATGCCCGGTAATTTCAAAAACAACCCTACGCTTTTCTACAGTCTGTATATTATCTAACTGAATAGCTATGTAAGGATATTTTATAACTTTCTCTCTATTGATGTTATTCAAAATAGCGTTGACATCTTGCCTGCGAAAATACATATTTACCCCTATGTAGCTGGCAACCAAAAGACATTCGTCTATTATCCCATCAGTATCGAATAACAATAACATATCATCCTTCTCGACAGTATATTCCATATCAAGAATCTTGATACGTTTGCTTCCGTCCTTCTTATCAGCTATAAGAATCCCTATTATATCCTTATCGGTCGTAAGGATATAATACGCCTCATCCTTTGTAATATTATCACGAAGGTAAGATAGCGCTTCATCCTGTAATCTTAGTAGTTCTATTTCGTCCATATTTATTTCTATTGTTGCCAAGGGAAAAGGGACGGCGCTGGCGACAAGGCCTGTCCAGCCTCCCCACAGCCGCCCGCATTCCCCTTGGTATCATTAACCACCTCAAATAATCTCATAATCGAATTTCACATTAACACTCTCATCAATGCTCAATTCTTTCTTCATCCCAAATACAGTCTCCCTTACCGTATCAAAATCCAATAATTGATCTTCGGGATTATTCACAAGCTCTCTCCGGTTATTCTTCCTAGGTTTTCTAGATGTAAGAATATATTCCGCACAACAGCTTCCTTCAAATGTCCTCACTCTGGAATACCATAGATCACCGGTCCCGTACTCAACACATATATTCATGTTTATGATATTATTATTCCACGCTTCTCCCGGGAAACGTTTTAATATCCTACCAATCCATTCAGCGTCAATACTTATATGCGGGGAATCAAGATCCGACGTACCCATACCATCCGCATATAGGATAATCTCTTTCTTGCTCTTAAATACTAGAGATTTTACATTAATCTTCCTTCTCATATCTTTTTGATTTTACCAAAAACATTCCTTCGTATCTATTTTCATGCGATCCTCCCAATTGCATAAATCCGGATTCTCTCCCTCATAAAAGTAATAGTAAGCCCATACTTCAATATCGCCCACTTTTATGCATCCATCACTGCACCATTCCACAATATCGTCATTCCTGCATACATTTGTCGGTTCAGCACCAAGCGACAACAACTCGTTTATTATATTATCGCCGAACTTTTCTTTCGCCTCCTCTTTTGTCATATCACAATCAGATTTTAATATTACACTACCGCCAAAGGAAAACAGGGACGGACGACCAGCGGGGCCGACCCCACGCCATCGCCGCCCCTCGTTTCCCTTGGTTCCCTCCGTATCACTCCCACGCCAACAGACAATATCTACCACCAATAACACTATACCCACCATCACTCGCAATCGCTTTGCGTTTCCACTTAACGGTAAAGTATTACCCCCGTTTAGAAAGGAATCCCATTGATTGGAAAGTATTTCTTTTGTTGATTGAAGGGGTTCCCCTTGTTTTTCTTTGTTTTCCTTGGGTTTCATTGGTTTTCCCTGGTTTCCCTTGTTTGGAGGTGTCCCCTCCCGCAAAACAAATCAACCCCACCAACTCCCAGCATAAAACCCGAGACCTTCCTCCCGATTGTTCCACGTGGAACTCTCGATTAGTCTAGGATGTCGAGATCCTTGTTCTTGATTGCCTTATATACTTGCCTAATACAATGTATTGATAATAAAACCAATAAAAGAACTATGATCAAAGGCAAGGCGTCGCCCGTAGCTATAACATACCGCCCCAACTCAAACGCCATGTAACCACAAAACAAGGTAAGCACCAAATATATAAATACACCCATAAAAATATACAATAAGTAACCGTGATTTAAAAACAATACCCAAATAATACAAATAATTGAGTATCAACAACATAATATATATCAAGCCTTAGAGCTACCTCTAAGGAAAGATAAGCCCAGATATAGATAAAAAATATACAATAAGTACCGCCTATTATATACCTTTTAGGATCGATTCAAGCATGAAACCATACATAAGGGCACAATATACCCGCCTGCATGGATATAGATATATACAAAATGATATGCAATGAATGATTTTACTTACACATTTTCGATCAAGGCTTAAAATTTGCCGCCTCAACACTTTTATGTGTAAGCAAAACATATGAATATGCTATCATTTTGTAAAATATAGGCACAAAAAAGCCCTTCAGTAATATATCACTACATTACTGAAGGGCACAAACTTTAAAATCAAATAAAAACAAACGATCTATTGCCGCAATTTGTTTGCCATGTAACTAACACGTTTCCGCCTACATTTATCAGATTCCCTACTACAATCTAATTTATTAGATTTGTATAGCTCTTTGGTAAGCTCAACGTAGAACTCAATTTGAGACTTTCTTGCGGCGTTTAAAGCCTTTTCTTTTTTAAGTGCTAGCTTTCTATTAAGATTATCAAACTTTCTCCTATACATAATTTATTCGTTTTAAATGGCACCAATAAGAAACGGTAAGCCGGGGACAATACGGCCGGCCTTATCAATACAACCAACCGAACGCCCGCACGCCCCCCCTATCCCCTTTGGATTAGTCCCTTTGCCGACAACGAAGCCGGCCAAATACGTACATACGTTGTCCGTGATACGTATCGACAAGGCGCACTTTGTCCGTCAATTTAACCGCACAAAATACCCTTGTAAGGGCTGTTATTTTGATACTACATATAGCGCATAAGTATTTAAGCCACCTTAAACGCTATTGTTTTGATACATTAGCACGGTTATAACTCCGTTATGCACTCCATACGTGTTACTCTAGCAACGTATGGACATACGCCCTATACATACGTATATACACCAACGTACCCCGTGATTCTACACGGCCTACTAGGCTACCTAGTGTACTTACCGGATTGATATAAACCTAAAGATAATAGTACTATTATAGACTATAATAGTACTTAAACCACATTGTTAAGCGGCGGCCTATCTACTGCTAATTCTCTATACCATAACAATATGCAGTATGTTTATATCAATATGTTAAATATCGTGTCCATTTAGTCTAGATCAGTGGCACGGCGTGAACGTATGGACATTACCACCATAACGCTCCTATACATAAATAATATAGGAGCTAAATACTTGTTATCTTTCGTTTTTTGGGTGTGTTAAATAGTATGTAACACATTTAGCTATTAAAGCAAATGTATACCGTTTAATAGGTACGGCACACTTTACGATACGTTTGTCTGATCCGTTAAACACTTCATAATATACACCCCCTTCATATTCTACAGGCTCGTTATACCCAAAGCGTTTATGTGCTTTGCCTGTTATCGATATCTCTGCCACCTTATCCTCTGACAACTTTGTGTTTCTATCCTGATCCTGTTTATCGAAATATGCTCTTTCAATTTCCTTGTAGGCGCAAAAGGTTTCATCTACACGTGGCAATATCTCTTTACAAAGCCGTATCACAGATTCCTTGTCCTTAGCCAAAGCTACCAAAGCAGGGACTATAGCCCTATCTACCTTTATATCATTATCCTTGAGTATTTCATTAACCTCTTTGCTAGATTTAAACAGCTGGCACCAAGCTTTGACGGCGCCTGTTAACGTTTTCTCACTTGCTTTCTTAACTTCATTCTGGACTTTGCTTAATTCTTTATTTGTCATTAGATTTGCCTATACCTTTAGGACTTGTATTGGTATCTGGTACACCTTGTTTATTAATGTTGTTATCTTACAAGGGCAAATATACAATATGTTTTATTATTCAACAAATATTTTGCAATAAAAATTCGACGATTATATGTAATAAATATAATCAAATGTAAATGTATATTAAAATATTGGTTTATATGATTGATAATCAGCAAGTTAAATACAAAATAAGCATTCTTTTTTTTCGGCTCGTTGATCGTTTGCCGTTCCTATCTCCAGCCTTTGCAAGCGGGGGGGGTGGACCAAAAAACGGCAGCCCGGCCGGGCCGATTTCGGGGAGGTGGTCCGTCCCACATATCCCACATATCCCACATATCTCCGCATATCCCCCATCCTCACCACATATTCCGCATATCCCAATATGTCCGGCGTCCCAACATATTCCTATGTTCCCATCCCTCATCCCCTCACGACTTAATAATCCCATTAATTTTATTATATTTGCGATATAATTAAAACATAACATATTATGAATAAAGAAGTTAAATACATGGGGGGGGGTATTTTAACCCTCAGATAAGGAGGGGGTATGTTTAGGCGCAGGACTTTTTCTTCCGGTAATATCCACTACCGTATCAATATAGACAAGAGCATGTGTCCTAATCCTGTAGATATATATTGATGGGAAGCCATATCAATCTGGATTTAACGGAGCTTATCTTGATATATATAACGGAGATAACCGATCCTGAGGAGATCATCAATTTCACTTACATGCCTGAATTTTATAATCAGATTACAAGTAACAATCGTATAACTTGGCAAGGTAATCTTATAACAGATGAGTATTGTATATTAACCAATGCCTGTCAGGAATGCCAATCTGTTGCCGTTGGAACTGGCATTTACAATAACACCTATAATGTAAATATAGTAATTGTAGTACCATCATGATATATTGTGAGGAGGATGTAGTACCAAAGGGAGGTAGGCCTCCCTTCATCCCTCCGGGCCTACCCATCGGGGCTTCCGCCGGCTACTTCCCTTGGTATATATCTTTATGGGATAATTAGATAGGTGGTGGCACGACCACTACCTTAATATTATAGATCTCGTATCAGTCTAATTCTTTTAGGACTTCTTTTATCCGATACGCCTACTTGACCGTAGCCTGAAACCGACCAATAATTTCTATCATTACATTCAGAGCTTGTCATATACGCCTCAGTTGAGGCTTGGAACATCTTACCTCCAATAAGATACAATATATCATTTATATCAACCATCCTCATATATACCAATGACATTTGCGGACAAGAGGGGATATACCAGTCATCGAATCCAAGGGCGTCGCTACTATTTATGAATCCATTAAGAAGATTGCCTGAGATAGCATAAGATCCTTGTTCTGTGGCTCCAATCTTTTTTAATACCTCTGAATTAGATTTGCCATTCCAATCAGACATCACTCCGGTCCATTGAGATATGTCATTTGGTATATGTGGCTGACCATTATATACCCCGGAATTACTCATAAGGTACGCACTAGTAAGGCCTTGGTAATCGTAATCAATAGTATCATAATTAGGGATCTCGTATTGATCTACCAAATATTCTCCCCATACAAAGTTATCACTGGCCAACATACCTTCTGTTGCCTGTTTATAACTAGGATTTTTACTCTCGTTTTTTTCTATCATAATCCTATGTTCTTTATGTATCAAAGCAACTCCAATACATTCGGCATCCACCTTATTAGGTGGAAGTAACTTTAGATTTTCAGCAACTCCATATACTCCATTGCTGGCGTTAGACGGATGTATTCCTGATGAATGAAATCTTCTTCTAAGCATACTGATAAATTTTTATGGAGGACGAAAAATACCCCCCCCCATTGAGTTAATTTTATTTAATATCATATTATTATGCATTTTGTACATACAAATATATGATTTATTCTCAGATCATGTCGCTAAATCCAAGGAAACGGGCTGGCTCCCATCCTTCCGAGCATCCCCCGTCCTCCCACCGCCTCCCGTTCTTTTTGGCTTCTCCCTGTCTTATCTTTGACCGGATATCAAAAATTCATATCTTTGGGACAAAACTAGGTGATTATATACCATTTTGCACTAAAATCGTAAAATGATATATATCTATACGGAAATCCGTACCGGGTTCCACCAAAACCCTCTACCTTCTGGTAAGGTACTTACATCAAAGGCTTCTTTTGCCGATTTTCTTATGATGTTAAATGCAGCGTTGATATCAGCGTTAATAATACTACCGGAAGATGTTTTGAATAATCCTCGTTTGATACGTCTTCCGGCATATTCCTCATGCTTGCAAATCTTCTCGTTATCCAAGAAGCTACATTTCGAGGTATAGGATTCCTCAACGATCTTAACATTAATACCCTCAAGTGTAGCTTTATATGATATCATTGAGATAAACATATTAAAAGGAATAGATACAAAGTTCTGGTTGTTTCGTTTTCCGATATTGATTTCTTGTTTCCAGCATCTGTTATGACCGATTACGATCGTATTAATGCCATTGGAGACTACGTGATTAATCAATACCCTACTGGCTTTATGCAGATAATCCTTGATCTTGTTATTCCTTTTGTTGGTTAACGACCTTATTCGCTTTGATATTTGTTTATTGCCTTTTAATCTTGATTTTAAATATGCTAATCTTTTATTATAATACTGGTTGATGGACTTCAAAGGTCTACCATTGATGATAAAGCAAGAACCGGTATTTGATACACAAGACGCAAGATTATTAAGTCCAAGATCAATACCAAGGTAATTACCGTTATCATACATAAGATCTTTCTCTTTCTT